CTTGATCATCATTACTAAATGGTTTTGCTTCAAGATATTCTTTTTTACCTTGTAATGCAGGAACTTTTCTAGTAATTTCATCCCAATCAATTTCTTGTGCTCCAGCAAATCTACCTGAATTGGTACCATCCGCTAATCTCATTCCCCCCCATCTATCAACAAGGACAACAACAGCATAATTAACATCTGATTCAGGTAAATTTTTACTAATAACATAGTATAATGTTAAGTTTTGAGTTAACCTATAATTGTAGTAGTAATTACTTGATCCTTCCCAAGATGTACACCATCTTCTATCAGGAGCGTGTTTTTTTCTAATGTTAATACATTTTTGTTTTTCATCAGGAGCAAAAATCAATACGTTATCATCCTCATAAGCAATATCAACATCCTCTAAATCAATATCCGGCAAACTATATTCGTCCTCACCCATTGGTGTGTAACCGTCAACCAAATGTTCAAATTCATCAAAAGTCATAAATGCCGTTAATTTAGCATTTAATGGAATTGATTCAAAGTGTCTCACAAATCTTTTAACCCTTGGGAGAATAACCGTTAATGGGTCATCATCCGGATTATCTTTCATGAATTTTTGGGTCATTCTTTTTGTTAATTCATTTTCACCATTGTCATCAAATCTACTAAAAAATCTGCCAACTAAATCACTCAACTGAGATGGGTTTAAATCGGTAACATCTTTTTTGAATAACTTTTGATCAGGGAACAATGTTTTTAACTCAAAATATTTTTTAATATTTGTTTTTACTAATTGTAAGTCAGCACCTCTGTGTTTAGTAACGAATTCTTGTGCGATACTTTCAAGATCTTTTTTAGTTTTTTGTTTTGTGGATTTATCCGCAACAAGTTGCTTAACTCTGTCATAACTGTGTTTGAAGATGTCTTTATCTTCATTATCAAATGCCGCTTTAAATCTTTCAAAGTCAGATATCGTTTTCTTGATTTCATCCTCAGTTTCATCTGTCTCTTTAGTAAACTTATCCAACAATTTCTTTACTGTGGATTCAGGATACTCCAATAATATTTTTTTAACGTTTACGTTTTCTTTAACAACTTTTGATAAAATTCCAACTAGTTCCATATTGACTTTTTTAATATAAATATCCAAAAAATAAAAAATTTAATAATTCATTATAAGTAACTCCTCACCCATATTTTGTTTCTCACCTTTCTTAGCCGACGCCGCCTTTGCAAACTCTTTTCTAACCCAAGTATATTTATCCTCAGGGAACCATTCACTAAGTAAATCAAAGTCATAATAAGATAATGAAAACTTACCTTTAACCTCATCTAACACATTTGCTAAACGCTCATGATCGTCACGATCAAAGTCGTGGTTTGAATAATAGTTCTCCGTCTTCCAATATGGTGGGTCCAAATAAATGTATGTTGATGGTGAGTCGTACTTATTGATTACGTCCGCAAAATCCATGTTTTCAACATCTGTAATCTTTAAGAAATGATCTACCCAATCAGGTTTCATTAACTTGTCTCTAAAGGTAAGGTATTTTGACTTATATTTTCCTTTTAAGTCAATAAATTTTGACGTTTCTGGTTTTGACCCACTAAAAACCTGAGTTAACACGTAAACATATTTTGCCGCCGCATCATAATCAATTCCATCAATTTTGAATCCGTCATTAAATAACTCGCTTTGGAAAGAAACAAATTGTTCACGATACATTTCAGGTGTTACCTCATTACCAAATTTTTGACAGTCAATTGAGTTGATTGATCTTAATAATTCAGTTGGGTTTTGAACACACTTAAATAAATTGTGGTTGAGTGGGTTAAAGTCGTTATACACAACTTTATTTAAATTGGGGAATTGTTTCAAATCCATGTTATAAAAACACCAAAACATACCCCCAAATGTTTCAAGATATGTTTCCATATTTTTATCATAGAAAGGGACAATCCACTTTCCAATTTTACTTTTACCTCCAATATATGATAGCATAATTTTTTTTATTACAAAAATAGTTATTTTATGTTTATATGTCAATTAATAGTATTTATTATTAATAAAAAAGAAATATGGAAGAAGAAATGAAAACTGAAGCAACTCAAGTAACCGGATGTAGAAAATGTAATCAAACCTCAGGAAAAACACAAAGATTTGTTTTTATTGCCGGAGGATTAGTTTTTGGATTATCAATTTATGGTTTAGTGTCTTTAATATATGACATTAAATCTTTATTCTAACCTCTATTGTATTTCAAATATTGATTAATTAACAAATCACCTTGTGGTTGATATTTGAAACCTTTGCCCTTAACTCTTAACGGCATTGAGGTATCAATATTATTAGGAAATTTAATACTCATTGATCCATCTGGATGAGGTACCTCAAAAGACCCTTTTTGGAAATCCTCAATACTTAAAAACGCATTATAAATTAAATTAGGTCCATCCTTTTCAAAATTACCTTCGTTGATTGATCTTATTCTTACCACCAAATTACCGTAACCCCCATTTCTATAATCACCAAGTCCTTGTAATCTTAAAAATTGCCCGTCATCAATACCATGTGGTAATTGTACTTCTATTGTATTTATTGCGTTTTTAGCCCCTTGACCACCACACGCATAACAAGCGGCAGTTGTTATTTTTCCAACACCGTTACAAGTTCCACAAGCAACCTGTACAATTTGGATAAACATACCTGAACCCATTTGTTTAACTGTATATCCTTGTCCTCCACAAGTGTGACATACTTTCTTTTCACCACCTGTTCCATTACAAGGGTTACATTTATCCTTTCTATTATATGTTATTGTTTTCTTTCCACCTCTATAAGATTCTAATACACCAATATGAACATCAACAACAGTATCGTGAACTCTAGTTTGTTGTCTACGATTACCACCAAACATACTGTTCATCATATCTTCCATAGATGCCCCACCAAATCCACCCATGTTACCAAATGGATTGTTTTTTTGTTGATCATATTGCCTACGTTTAGTTTCATCACCTATCGTATCATATGCCGTTGAGATTTTTTTGAACTTCTCTTCATCCCCACCTTTATCAGGGTGGTTCTCTTTTACTAACTTTCTATATTCTCTTTTAATCTCCTCTTGGGTTGCACTTTCATTAACCCCCAAGACACTATAATAATCTTCCATATTTATTTTAACTTATTTACACTTATATTTAACAGATATATAATAATCAAAATGGATAACTATATAATCGTATTGTTTAAAAATAAAACAAAAAAGAAAATTATCAAGAAATTTAAGACATTTGATAGGGCTAAAAAATTTTATGATAATTTAGTTAAGGAAAGTCAATCGGTTATATTTGGAATGAAGACGGAGAATGGTAAACCGTGTGAATATGAAATTGGTTTTTTGGAACGAGTAATTGCTCACAGACCTTATTTTGTGAGAGACCAATTTGGTAGACAAATTAAAATTGATCTTGATGACCCTGATTTTAACATCACGGTTATTAACCAATACAATAAAGAAGAATTAATATATGATGTTAATAAATCAAAGAAGATAACCGTTCCCACATTATTAAAACAATACTTACCTAAAGTTGGGGTTAAACTAATATCTAAACTCAACAACAAAATTGTAATACAAAACGATGATAAGATATCTCTTTTTTCACTTAAAAGTGAGGATGATTGCGATAGGTTAATGGATTGTCTTTCTTCCCATATGTTAAACGAAGGAAGGATTGATTGTCTTTTGGTTAAAGATTCTTCAAAAGAACAAAAGAAATATATGTATGATCTTTTGTCGGAAAATGGTTATTCTAAATCAGTTCTTTACCGTAGATTTACCACGTATAAGAGATAGTACTTTAGAAAAAAACCCTTGTTTTTTAATTTCTTTTGGTGGTTCAACAATTTTAAATGTACCATCCAAAATAAAAATAACTTCAACACCGGATAGATCAATTTTAAATTGTTTAAACCCTTGATCTATTTGTCTAAAATTTGATTGTACTTTTTTAAAATCATCAAAAGGCAATTCAAGAACTATAGCACTTTTACCATTTGGAAATAATGTTTGTGTTGCATCTGTTATCATTGCCAACTTTTCAATTATCCCATCAATACTTTTTTGATCTTCTGCCATATGGTTAGTTTTATTTCCTTTTTAACAGGAATAATATCTTCTTTATTAATTTTTTTAATTTGATTAATGAAACGATTTTTTTCACTTATCAAATCAATTTGGTCTTTTTCAATTTCATTATTTAGCCATTGTTGCATTCCCTCCAACCGGCTTGATGGTTTCTTCTGTGTCATCTAACATAATTTTTTCTTCAATGATTTCAAATTTTAATGCTTGTAGATCATCTAACTTTTCTTTTTCAAACATCTTTTTAAGTTCATCCACCTTTACTTGGAATAATTTTTCTTTTTCTTCTCTTTCCTTATTATATGCAATTATATTTTTAATGTTTGATATAATCTCATCAACTGATTTTTCATCAAATTCTGAAACAAATGAAAAGAATCTAAACCCTTGTTTAGATTTATCATTTTCAACCACTTTTTCCTCATTCACATATTTTTTAGGTAATTTCCAATTATCGGGAAATTCAATATCAAACGATAAGTATGTCTTTAATTTCCTAACCGATTGTAAATATGGGAATAATATTGTAAATTCCTTAAATAAGCTCATTTATACTTGTATTAAATATGTTATTATATAACTTAATGCTAAACCGTTGAATAAAATCTCCTTATTACTTAAAACCATTCTTTCAGGATTTGTTTGTAATAAGGAGATAATAAATTTGAACGTTGTTCTCACCAATAAGATTGCCGAGAAAACAAAAACAAATAAATATATTGTATTAATATTAGTCATTTTTTCTTGTTTCCAAAATCTCACCTCTAAGTGTTTGTAACAACGCTTTCAATTCTTGTGATGTTTTTCTAGCACGTGTTCCAGCACTTTTATTACCACCGTAGAATTTAGTTACATCAACATTTAATTCTTCTGTCAATGTTTTAATTTTTTCTAAAGTTTCCATTGTTTAAAATAATAATTGTTTATTTTTATATAATCAAATCTAAATCAATAAATGTCGTTTGTAAATACTATAAGAGTATATTTTTATCTAACGACTTATATATACTAGATATCATATCTAAATCAGATTTTGTAAACGGTTTTTTTCTATCAAAAACATCCGTAAAAAAAGTAGGTATAGAATTCTTTATCTTATCCTCTTTTTGTAAATAAAATATCTCCATAAAGAAATCTAAGAAGTAATCAAGATGATCTCCCTTTTCATTAAAAATGAGGCTTTCCTTATTAAAATTTTCTATTGTTTTTTTCCAACACCATTGAAAATGATTTTTCTTGTCCTCATCTGTCATGTTGATCTTTGTTTCAGATCCGTTGTCGTCATCACCCAAATATGTCTCAACTATCAAATAATATAGCGAAAAGGTGAAGTCATAATATAAATCCATTTTTTCAGGAATTATATTATTAATCCTAAACCAAATGTCAACATCTTCAGGTTTCATTGGTTGGGTTATATAGTTAAAAAAATTCTCCATAGATTTATGTCTATGGAGAAATTATAATAAAGTTATGATATATGTAAATTATTGGGTCTTTTGGTTATATCCAATTAAACTTTTCATTCTGTTAAACTCTTCGTTTAATTTTTCAGTTTTTTTGTTATCAACACTCTCAAGTTTAATATTTACACCACTACCTGAATTTTCACCAGTACCGTCAGTTACAGGTTGTTTTGATTTTCTATATGCCGTTTCTTTGGCTTTGTGGAATTTTTTAGCCTTTTGTTTCTTAACCAATTTTTTACCTAAGTCAGTTTCTTCACCATTTGCCCATTCAGGGTTGTTTCCTGTTCTTGAGGATCCTTTAATGTTGTCAGATACCCAATCTTCATCATATGTGATTTCTTCAGGTACAAAATCCTCCAAACCAGGACTCATATAATCATCTAAAAATTCTTTCCCACCATCAGACATAACATAAGCCTTTTTACTCATCTTTTCTAATTCACCATTACCTTTAGGGAAATGTTTTGGATCTGTCGTAAATTTCTCTTTAGACCCATCTTTCTGATATTCAGTAATTTTCTTTGTGAATTCTTTCATGTAATCTTTATTCTCTTTACCGGATCCTTTATGTGCCTTTTCATAAGCCTCCAAACCAGCTGGTGTTTTACCTTTTTTAATATTATCTTTTTCTTCCATGATAATTTGTTCTATCATGTCTACAATTTCACTTTCAGTAAATAATTCAGAATCATCACCTGATTGTAACTTATACAAAACCTCTTCTTCTAATGAAGAATTGTCAGTATATTCTTTATTACCCATCTTGAATTTACCTCCTTTAGGTGTATGTCTTAACTTATCTGTAAAAGCATTTCCTTCATGTGTCTCTTCTTCTTCCATTGAATATTTGTCTCCACACTCCATACATTCACCACGATTTTCTTTTGTTTCTTTTTTGTTTCTTAACATTTTAAAATCTTCACGATCAATCTTACCATTATGGTTTTTATCAATATTTTTTTGTTTACCAATTAATCTTTCGGCTAATTCTTCAATATCTAAATCATCTAAATCATTATCCGGTAATAACATACCAAAATTATCGTCATGGAATATATTATGTTGACTACCCTGACTATAATTGGTTTTACCCTTATAAGTAACATTCCTTCTTCCTTCCATATCTTTAAACTTTTTTGGGTTATACTTATATTTCTTACCAATTTCAAGATCATCCGGACCTATTTCTAAAACTTCACCATCTTTCATATAACCACATTCCATACATTGACCTTCAACCATAGGTGATCCACATTCACAAGTTTCACCTTCTTCAACATAATCAAATGATTTGCCAGGAGTAAAATTTAATTTTTCCATTACCTCATTTGCCTTATCTTCTAAAGTTTCGTTGAGGATTTTTTTCAACAAAACATCATAATATTTGTTATCTTTCATTTTCTTGTTTTTTATATAAATATCAATGTTTATTCAATTTTTCCATCTCCAAATAAATTATGTTTCTAATATAATTTTCTGTAAGACCATAAGATTCACTTATATTTGTAATTACCTTCCTTAATCCTTCATTTTCAAAAATTTTAAGTGCATTAATATCTCCCTGATTACAATAAGGAAATTTTTTACACTTTTTCTTAACTTGGACAAACTTACCACCAGGAATTTGTGTTTTACGGCTCGGTCCCCAATCTTTTTTCTTAGTTGACTTCGCCCACATCTTGGGACCTAAGTATTGACCCGATGATGTTGTACTAGCCCCTTCTTTTGTTTCAATCTTTTTTGGTTTATTACAAACACATTTAGATTTAACTCTATCACAAGAATCACAATACTCTTCTTCTTTCATCTCTTTGGACGTAAATAATTGACCTGAATAACCCCCAGCAGCCACCGCACCTTGTTCTTTTGTTTCTTCTTTATTACCTTTAGTTACTTTCAATAACGAATTAAGGAAATCATTAAGATCTGACGGATCTTCCAACATTTTTTTCAATTCAGCCCTTGTTTTATTTGCCGATAATTTTTTATTTTTTACCAACATTAATATGTCTTTTAGATCATTCTTATCTTTAAGAAAATCTTGAGGTTTTATTTTTTTCTTTTTTTCGTTTTCTTCAGCCATTGGTTGGAAATTTTTTCTTTGTTTAGCCAATTCGGTTCCGGTAACACCTATATCAATGGCATTTTTATTATATTCTTTCTTAAATAAATCAATTAAATCCATTATGAACTTTTGAATTTAGATTCCCAGAAACTTCTTTGCTGGTACATTATGGTATAAAACTCCCTAAATGATTTAATAATTAATTCTTTAACGTCTTTTTCCAACTTACCTCTTTTCATCTCCTTAGAGATTCTTTCCACCAATTTGTCCTCAAATTGTTTAGCAGTAGAAGATCCTAAGAAATCTTTAATTTCTTTTTTAATAAGTGTTTCAATTTCTCTTTTATCTGCCTGTGTTAATGCCATCTCAATTACTTACTACTTCGTATGTTAATGCCCCTATAATTACAGCGGAAACTATCTGTATGATTGTATTTTTTCTCTTTAATTTTTTGTTATCTGAAGTAAGGTCTTTATTGATGTTATCCACAATTTGAAACTTCTCATTTGTTTTTTGTATAATGGTTTCACTTGTTTTAACCTTTTCTTCCATGGTGGTAATCACCGATTGTTGTAAATCAATTTTTTTATTTAACTCAATCACTTCCTCCTCAGTTAATTTTAAAATTGCTGTAGTTGAATCTAATTTATTTAAATCCAACATAATTTGTTTTCCCACAGTATACGGTAAACAAATTTCAGTTGTATCTTCCTTCTTAATTGTTTGACCGAAAGAGGTAATCCCAATCGCCATGAATACTATTAATAATAAATTTTTCATTTTTTAAAAATTATATCTTGATCGTAATAAACTATCAACTTGTTTAGCGTTAGAGTTTTTAATTTCTTTACCTTTTTGTTCGTAGTAATTATTAACAACTTCTTTTTTAACTTTTATATTTGAGATTGTTGAATCTATCTTCAAAATCTCTTTATTGTATTCGGTTATTTTTTCATCTAACTGTTTCTGATATTCAATCATACTGTTAATATCTTTATCAAGTTGTTCAATTCTTTTTTTATCTTCCTTAGACATACCATTATCTTTACTTGTAAGATCATATATTAATAACCCAATTAAGAATAATAATATTGGTACCATAATATATTTGAAATTTTCACTTAAAAACTTTCTCATAATTCACTTGTTTCTTTTCTTGTTGATACAATTTTTGACCACTTTGCTTTGAACTTCTCATAATACGACTTTAATTTTGTCGACATTTCAGTAAATTCTTCATCAAGTTTAATCATGGTACCATTTATATAAACTCCATTTGTTTCGGCGATTGAAAAGAAAAACTCAATATCCAATTCTGTGATCTTACCTGACCACTCAACATTTGTTGGGTATAAATTTAATTTATTGAAGTCAGCCATTTCGGTAACTCCTTGTTTAAACTCATCCATAGTTTCTTGGAACGCTAATTTATCATCTGTTGTTAATTGTAAGTCACTTGTATTTTTACTGTGAATTACTAAAATCCCACCTGAAATTCTATACGCCTTTTTTTTATCTGATTTTATTTCATCATAATCTTCGTCTTCTTCAGGTTTTTCAGCGGTTTCATATTCGGTATCATCCTTAATTTTATCATCAATATCTTTCATTATATTAATTCCCGCATCAGGATATTCAACCGGTTGTTCCGTTAATAACCCATAAGTTTTTCTTATGCGATTATAATCTTCATTTAATTTATCACCCCCAATTAATTTTCTTGAAGCCGATAATAATTGTTTTAATTCTTCGTAATTACTCATCGTATAATTGTTTTATAAAATATTCAAAATTAAAAGCCGGACTAACATCAGTAAAATCGCTATCAAAATTACTTCTTGTCACAATACCTTCAACTTTTTCTACACCATTTATTTTCGTATTATGTTCAACACTTTTTAAAGGAATTGACGTTTCTTTTGTTATTTCAACACATAGTTTGGCAGTTAATTTTAACTGTTCCTCAACATAAGGTTGCCAAAAGAAATAATCTCTCCATTTACGTTCAAAAACCTTTTGATTATAAATATCCCCAATCCAATTAATGTGTGAATTTTTTAATGGTTCTTTTTCCAACCACCCTAAATTCTCTAACGATATAACAATAGAGTTCATATCAACCTTATCATTACCGTTATATTTACCATACTCATCGTTATCCAATAACTGTAAAATCTTACCTTCTCTGGTAACTATGTAGTTTGGTATCTTATCGTACTTACCGTTATATCTATATTTTAGTGATTGTAAATAATCCTTTACGTTTCGGGATGTGTTGGTTAGGATAATTTGTTTTTTGTTTTGGTTCTTCCCTACTGATTGGAAGTTCCCGTATTTCATCAGTTCATCCAACATTATTTTTAGTGTATCTTAAAACTTTAGGACCTTCTTGGGTCGTTGTTGTAGTTGTAATTTCATCATCTAACATTATGTCTATATACAAATCGTTAGATTCAAATAATTCCTCAACATTAGGAACTACCTTTCCCTTCTCCACAAATACCTCAACAGGAACCTCAACAATCTTCTCAACCTCTTTAATTACTTCAACAGGTACTTCAACTATTTTCTCAACTTCTACTATTTTCTCTTCAATAGTTACATCATCCTCTTTGCGTTTTTTATTTGCCTTAAACGCCTGATTGGTTGCAATAACTAATGTGATTGCCAATGGATCAAACACAAAGATCAAAATAAGAATAAATAAATTCGCAACTTCATTGAGACCCCAACCACTTAACTCACTCACATATTTAATCGCTCCAAGTTCATTACCCTCAATCTCTTGAGATTCCATGTCCAATATTTTAATGTCTAATCTAGTTATGCTGTCGTTCATTGCATCAATTTTACCCGACACAATATCTCGGTTGTCTTGAGCAGATTTTAACTGTTTCTCAAATGATTGTCTATTTGCATTATTTGCCCTTGTTACAATTTGACCTGTTTGTCTATCCACAGTTTGAGTTGTTGTATTACTTGATAACCCATCTCTCAACTTTGAGATGTCCTTATCCAATATTGTTTTTTCTTTAGTATACTCTAATTTGATCTCCTCAAACCTGTCTTTTTTAACTTCAATGTTTTTAATCTGTTTATCATTGATCTCTAATTTAGCAATGTTTGATTGGAATCCAGTACTTAATAAACCGTATATCCCTATTGATGTAATGACTGACAAAATAATTAATGCCATTGTTAAATAAATCTTCAATGCTCCGTAAGTTTCTTTCCATTTATCGTGTAAATAAGTTGCTATTGCTATCTTGGAAACTTCCAAAAACCCACCCATAATAATAACAGGTATAGCAACTCCCACAAACACTATTGATAGTCCAACCACACTGTAATATGCTGCCGTACCCGACAGACCAAGAGCACAGAATAATAAAAACCAAGGTAAAAATTTTTCTTTCATAATAATTGTTATGTGTTTATAAATATCAATAATAATATATTTATAATCATATGTCATCACTTAGGAACACAATATTAAAACATTTACTTATTGAGAAAACAATCGGTAATATGTCTGTTAATTTAAATTCCGATTTTTATTTAGAGATATTTAGAGAGCCTCACTCTTGGAAAAGAAGAACCAGACCCGATTTAGAAGGTAAAGGTGAGGAATTGACCGGCAAATATAGTTACGATTATAATCAAAGAGAAATAACTAATTGGGAAATAAACGAAGTATTACTGAAAGCAAGAAATAAAATTGCGGAAAAAATAGTTTCCCACAAGATAGTCGCAAATGAAAGATTTGTTGTTAAATCATTAAAATGGGAGATTGCAATTGCAATTCAACCTGTTCAAAAAAATGACTTAAAATGGATATTAAATGTAATTACCGTTTTTAGAGAATCAAAAGAAAATCCATTTAGAGTTGCCGGTTGGCAAACAGTTATATGGGTATAAAAAACCCCCCACCGGTACCAGTGAGGGGATGTAGTTTCACTATACCATATAGATATAGTTGAGGAATTTCACCCAGGGAACCTCGTGTCCCATTCCGCCGAGTTATAAGGGTAATCTCGGTTCAACCCTTTTCTTACAAATAATCAAATAGTTCCGAACTATCGTTTCTTAATCGTCTTAACGCCTTTTCTTTAATCTGACGTACTCTTTCTTTTGTGAGGCCAAAATCACTACCAATGTCCTCTAAAGTTCTTGGAGTTCCTGTTAACCCAAAGTAATCCCCAATGATTGACTTCTCACGATCATCTAAAACATCCAACAAGGTCATCATTTTTTCTTTTAGAATATCTTTTGTATGAAAAGAAGCATCAGGAGCCTCAGCATCTTGATTCGCAATCATATCAATAAGAGTATCTCCCTCATCATTAATTCTCATGTCCAAATCAATGATTGATGGTAATGTGGAAAATTTGTCTTCCAACTTCTTACCTGTCTGTTCCAACTCTTTCTTTGCTCTATGAAGATCTTGAACAACATTCACCGGTAATCGTATTGTTCTTGCGTTATCATTTAACGATTGAATGATTGATTGTTTAACCCACCACACCGCATAAGATATAAATCTAAGGTCCTTCCCCCAATCAAAGTTTTTGATTGCTTTCATCAAACCATAATTACCCTCAGCAATTAGATCTTGTAAATCTAAACCTTGGTTTTGATACTGCTTCGCCACAGTAATGACAAATCTTAAGTTACCTATAAGAAGTTCTTCCTCAATTTGTTTTCTCTCTTTGTCTGAAATCTCATTTGATTTCATTTTAACGGCTAACTCACGTTCTCTGTCGGGAGTCATTACTTTAATTTTTCTGATATCTTTAAGGTAGTGGTAAACTTCGTCTTGGTTAATAGGTATTCCTAAGTTTTTGTCCTTCATTTATTAATTTTTGATTGATTGTGAATAATTATCTAATTTTTCTTTTTCTTCTTTTGTTAAGGATTGTACTCCCTGATCTTTAATTTTCTCTAAAATCTCATCTATTGTTAAATTACATACACTGTGATTTGACCCACCAAAACTCTCCTTTAGAAACTCAATAAAGTTGGGTGATACGTCTCCACTATCTTCATTTTGACCATTAACCTCCATAAGATGTTTAAGATGCTCTGGTTCCATGTTTGATGCAATCACCTTTGGTGTTGGTATTAAAATATACTTAAAATAACCGATATCTTCTGTTATAATATCAACATACATTGATAATTCACTTTGAGACATCTCGGTCACAAAGTTAAAAACTACGTGTGACGGTCCGTACACATATTTAATCTCGTCTGAATCAACGATGGGTGCCAATTCTTCAGCAATTTGGTAAATATCATCTTCGGTTTTTTCTCCTTCCGAATAATAGATAAAAAGTAAGTACTTCATATATTATGTTTTAATTATTTCAACAAAAATACTCAAAAAATAGAATAAGTACTAATTTTTTTGGGTATTTATACTATTTTTTTGGGTATTTATACTATTTTTTTAAAGATTGCCCATTCTATTAAATCAAAGCGTAAATTATAAGCTCCATTTGTTGAGGTGAATGCCACGTTACTCCATTCTATTTCTGTTATTATTTTCGCAATTCTTTCATTTCCATCAACCACTTTAAGACCGTAACCTCTTCTTTGAGGTAAAGATTCAAAGTCATTATAAATTTTAACTTTATCTACCCCAAAACAAGTTGACGGCAAATAAAAATCACACATATCTAACATATCTTTATTTCTTGTTGACCCTGGAGTACCCCCATCAGATAATGAAAATATTTTCACATATTCAGATATGTCAACCTCATTTTCATCAATTTTATGTCTTTTAGACCATATTTGGAATATAGCATTAACTATTACTTCATCTCCATTCGGTAAAAAATATGTTGATCCAATATTTTCAGTATGTATTAAATTTAAACCCCTAACTCTTTTTTTACAAGATCCTTTACCATTACTATCAAATAATTGAGGTAGTATAAAACACACATACTCTGAGAATTTAGCCGCTCGATTTATAAATTTCAAAGCCAAATTACCTCTTAACCCAAATGGAGGATTACCAATTGTTAAATTATTATTAGTTTCAGGGTACCATTTTAAGAAATCACCTTCTATAATTTGATCCAACTTTGGCTCAATGTCTATCCCAACCACTTTATCTTGGGGTAATAAATTAAAAAAACTACCATTTCCAGCGGATGGCTCTATAAAATTATAATTATCAAAATTATCTCCAAATTTTTCAACAATTGTTTTTGATATTAATATACATTTTTTAGCATCTTCAACACTAGTATAAAATTGATCTTTGTCTTTTTCCGAAAATTCAGAATAATTTATAGGGATATTATCAATCCTACAAAGATCAAAATAATATTGTTTAGGAATTTTTTTTAATTTTTTCCACCTTTCAATCGTATTTTTATTAACATCCAATTCTTTTTTTATATGATCTATCGAATATTTACTTAATATTTCAATAAAAAATTCATATATATTATCCATATTTTTCAGTTAGACTTTTTATTAAGAATCCTTTTAAATTTTTTATTTGTTTTAGATTCTCATCATCTGTAATATAAATAGTTTTCCCCAACTTTAAACCATTTTTAATTGTTTTATCTCCAAAATCTAATTTAGTTTGATCACTATTAGATCGTTTATGAAGTTTTCTACCTAAAATAGTTTTTTCATTACAATTAAAGTCTATTTCATTAACATCTAATATTGTTATGTAGAAATCATTTGGGTTAATATCTAAAAATAATAATTTATCACAAAATTCATTACCTAATATTTTTTCATGTTGGAACCCACCGTCCTTTCCTTGGGTTGCAGTTTTTACCTCAATCCTTAAAGTTATATTATATTTACTATTAATTAATTTAATATCGTAAACACCATCTTTTTGTCCGGTATTTTTATCTTTATCCCAAAATATTTCCCAACCATCAAATATTTTTAAGAATAATTCATAAATAAATTCCTCACCAATTTTACCCGTTATGTCGGTACCCGCATCTCTAATATATTCATATTTAGATCCAATCCAAGGATTTGATATTTTATCTAATTTATAATACTTATTAGAAATTTTTACTAAAGACATTTTTTATATTAATTTAACACTCTTGACACATTATTTTCCTTTTCAATTTTTACAATAGTATCACCCCACTGACTAATCATTGGGTTATGGCTAATTAGGAACACTTTACCAAAATACTCTTTAATTTTTTGGAAGAACTCAGATACCATTTCTAGGTTATCATTAGATATTTTTCCAAACACCTCATCCATAACGACCAAATTTGGTTTGGGTAAAGTACAGATCTTAGTAAGTACAGAACGTAAAGCTAAAGAAGCAATTGTTCTTTCGTAACCCGATCCTGAAACCATTAATTTTTCAATACCAGTACTATTATCCACCATCAAAAATTCAACTTCATTTTTGTCATTAATTCTAATTTCTAATTTGAAGTAACAACTATCTTCCATCAATCTTTGTAGTTCTGAGTTAATCAACGGCATCATTGTTTTCATAATGATTTTTGATAACCCATTTTTACCGTACGCCTCTAAATAAATCTTGTAGATTTTTTCTCTACCCTCTTCTAACTTAATCTTATCAATCAACCCTTTGTTATTAACAATCTTTTCATCCAAAGATTTGATTTGATATTCGTTATTTGAAATTTGAGAATTTTTATTCTTTTTAATGTTTTCAAGTTCATCCAATCTTAGATCCGCCTTAATCAACATTTCATCAATTTTAGTGTTCTCTTTGATTTTATCCTGAACTTTACCCCAACTATCCAATTTACCTTTTAAAGTCCCAATCTTCAAATCACAACTTTCAACACTTAACTCATATTTTTCTTTGATAAGTTTATTTTTTTCATACTCATCAAAATCTTTCTTAAGTTGTACGAACTGTTGTTCTCTGCCTGATAAATCCGTCATTAAGGTTGTTTTTTGGTCTCTATGCATGATATAATCGGCAAGTTGACTAATTTTTTGTTGGGTTATTGAAGCATTCATTAACTCAATTCCACAGTGCTCACATTTGATACCATCACTCACAGAACTTTTCAATTTCTCAATTTCATTGATCTGTGTATCAAGCTCAATTTTCAACTTAAAGGTATCGTTATACTCCTCTTTAATTTTATCATGTTGGTCTTCGTGATAAAATTCTTTTGGTTCAATAACTTTAAGTTCTTCTGATTTATTTTGAAACCCTGTTTTCTCTCGTTCCAAAGAATCAATTTCCTCCTGAGTTTTAGTCGGGTTCATCAAACTGATTTCATGGTCAATGTCTCCGTGTTTTTTCTTCAACATATCGTCGCGATACTCTTTCCCTTTCAGGATTTTCTCATCAACATCACCAATCTCTGTTTTTAATACCTCAATTTGATCATTTAATTCAGCGATTTGAGTTACATAAGTTTTATTATCCGTTTTCAACATTTCAGAATTATAAAGATTAGATAATTTTGATTTGTTAAAGTCCGAATAAACTTCTTTTGCAACTTCCTCTTTCCGTTTCAAAAACTCAAGTCCCATAAAACGAGACAACACTTGACCTCTTGCCGTTGGTTTTGATTCCAACAATTCCTCAAGGTTTGTTGCCGTAGTTAAAATGGTCATAAGGAAATCTTCCTTTGTACCGATGGAATTCTTAATGAACGCCTCAGTTTCCCTTCTTTGTTCTCCGGTGAAGTTTTGTAAACTACCGTCAGCCAATTTTTTAAAGAAGTCCAATTCCGTCTTAACATTCCATTCACCTTTCTTAGAAAGTTTTCTTTCAATGTTTCTAACTATAATGTACTCCTCACCATCAATTGTGATTTCACCTTTAACCGTTACTTTATTTTTGTCAGTAAATCGGTTGAAGATCTCCTCCGCTTTAGTAGTTTTTGTCGTCTCATTAAAAAATAAGAACATTAACAAATCCACCGTAAGAACTGTTTTTCCCCCAAAGTTTGGTGGGTTTGATTCTACAACCACAACACCATCACACTTATCAAAATCCAATCTTTGGTTCTCACCATATGATAAGAAATTAGAGAACTCTATGTTTCTGATATACCATTTCTTGAATTGTGTGGTTTCAACTTCCTCTTCTTGCATTTTGTTCTCAACCATTCTGTTGATCCCTAAAACATCATCCAAGTGACCGTCATAACCTTTTGATTCCAAGAATTTTTTCAACAAGTCAAGTTGGTAATTAACATCAGCAACATTCACCGATACATCAATAGTTTGCATACTATCTTTCTCAATGTTTTTAACCTTAGTTAATACATTCACATTAGTCGTGTTATATTTCTTTTGGAAATAATGTTTAACACTCTTAATCTTGTCTTGTGTGAAATTTTCAGGTAAGTCTTCCCATACAACTTGTATTGATGGGTTTTCAAACGTAGAAAAATCTAAATCTTTTATCATTATATTGTAATTAAATAATTTTGGGGGATTAAATAAATCCATTTTTATTTTTCTAACTCAGAAACTTGGTCTTCAACTTGTGGTTCATTAACCTCTACTTCTTCAACAACTTGAAACCCTAATTCTTGTCCGTTTAACTCAACATTTAGGTTTTCTTCATTTTCCATTGCCATTTTTCGTGCCTCAAACATTCGTTCAATCGCCTTATTCATTGCGTATTTGTCTTGTGCAATTATTCTGTTTCGTTTTTCCACTTTTGCTCTGTGAGCCTTTGCCGCTTTTCCCATTGTTATATTATTTGTTATTATTTATTACTTGGTCTATTTTCCTCAAACCATTCAATTATTGCGTTAATCCCCCAAACTGAACCTGCGGATAACATTCCATCAAAGAATACAGAATAATATTCATTAAGTCCAATAAAATGTGAAATTGGTGAATAAAAAGTTAATGATAGGAAAAACCCTACCCATGTTCCCGTACATAACATACAAGAAATTAAGTCAGATACAAATTTAAAAAATGGTCTAGTTAAGAACCATCCTTCATTACTACCCGCTTTTTTAATATTATTTCTCAACCCATTAAAGATTGATCCATACACTAATATTGTGGTCATACCATATGCCACAATCATCCAAATTAATAATTCTATCATAATCTATTGTTTAAATTTGATCCCCTAAGAAAAACAGCACCTTTTTGTGAACTGAGATTCTCAAGATCTCGGTTTATTTTTTCTAATTCTTTTATTCTTTCGTTTTTTGTTTGAAGTTCTTTTCTTAAGGTAAGTAATGTTTCTTGTAACATTTCCATCCTATCATTCGGTTTCTCAACCTCTTTAATGACTTCTACTATTTTCTCCACCTCTTTGATTATTTCAACTGGTGGTTCGTCTAAAATAATGTCTAAATTACGTCTAAGTTGATCTAATTCTTCATCCTTTTTAGACATTTCTTTTTCCAACTTGGTAATTTTTTCACCAAGTTCGTTTTCATTATTTTTGTCACGAATGTATTCTATTTTTGTGACAACTTTTTCAACAGGAACCTCAACTATTTTCTCAACCTCTTTAATGATTTCAATAGGAACTTCTATTATTTTTTCTTGTTCGGTTTCCCCTAAAAATCCATATTTCTTTATATCAAACCCTTGTTTGAAACATAAATACATAAAGTTGTTTACGTCTTTTATTTCTTGGGATTCACAAAATGCCGTTACTGACTGAATCGTTTCCTTACTAAATATTTTGGAGTTTTTCTGTTCCATTTTCAATGTCTTCAAATGATTTTATGGAGAACTTTAAAAATGGTTTTGGGTTCGGTAGATCAACATACGAATATTCTTTTGTGACAATGTCATAAATACCATATCCATGTTTGCCAATACTTTCTCCAATATTCTGTTGAATAGGGCTTCCAATCATATAACCTTTACCGGTTTTGAATTTGAATTCCTGTCTTTTATGTATATCACCACATAGTACTGCTTCAAGTCCGTTGAACTTATCCACATCATACGCTTCTTCTCCAAAATCAAAACCAAGATCGGTTTTCATTCCTTGGATTGGTCCGTGAAATAAACCAATTTTAATTCCCGTAGCAACATTCAAATCTGGTGGAATGTTCGCCTGATATTGTGAATAGACACACCAACTAATATTCTCATCCTCATACACACCTCTATCTCGGTAGTACACAATATCCTCATTTCTTAATGAATTAATAATAGGAGTAAGAGCATCTAATCTTTCGGTATTGTTTACCAAAAAGTCGTGGTTACCAGGTATAATAACAGTTTTAGCAATGAATGAACATTCAGTTAAAATCCAAGCCACAATCTCAATAAGTTCGGGTGTTATTTGGTTTTTAGAATGAACTAAATCACCCGTAAATATAATACGGTCAGGCTCTAATTCTCTCCATTGTTCAATTGCCGTCTCTAATATTGATCGGTATAAATCGTGATCTTTAAATAATCTGATATGTAAATCAGAAAAGTGTACTATTTTCTTAATCATTTAATTGTTCGGTTTAACCGTTATTGTGTATTTTCTACTATAACTTGAATCTTCGTTTTTTACTAATACACCTAACACAGGTGTAAAGTCGTTTGGGTCATACATAACCGGTGTGATAACAACATCTAAGTTAGAGTTTTCTAATTGGGTTTTAATTTGTTGAGTTATTGACAACTCATTAATTTCTTGTTTCATATTTTTTTTAATCGTTTAATCGTTTAATTGTTCTTTTGTTCCACAATAAACTTCATATGGTGGTGAGTATGGATCTATCTTTGGAAAAGGGTTAATTGGTACTGGTATTCTTTCAAATGGAGTAATCTTAACTGACTCCTGTGGTTCATCTTTAACCTCATTCATTTTTTCAACAATAGGTACAATATCTATGTGTTTATTTTCAAGTTTACCTGTTAGATACCCATCTAACCAAATGTAAAATTCTTTATGTGTCATACTAATTCTCTACTATAAAGGTTTGCTAAAATAATTCTTGCTAACTTAAAATCTTTAGATCTGTTTAATCTTAAACCATACGCAAGCGATATAGTTTTCAAATGAGGATACACCTCACTTATTGTCATTTTTCCAATTTCCATTTTAATCAAATAATATGAAGTCTTCATTAACAAACCCACACGAATTACACATATATGTTGGGAATGGTACAATTGTATCTTCTGAACTTCCGGTTAATAATTTTGGTACTTTTTTTAATAATACTACTTCTTTGAAGTACTTTGATCCACAATCCTCACAAGTGATTGTTGGTTGTTGTTTAAGGTCAATTCTAGGTTTTAAAATATCATCCATTTAATATATTTTTTTAAGTTTATTTTTTCAAATATTGTTTAACATCCATCTCTAAGATAGTATTAATTGTCTTTTTATCAACTCTATGTTCAACATACTCTCTTTCTTCAGTTATCAAAACAATAATACAACCTAACAACGGAATATTCTCGTATTTAGACCCTTCCAACATTTTAAGTAATAACTTACCGTATAATGGTAATTGAGTTTTATAGTGACCAAGAGCATTATCAGGTAGATGAGTTAATGGTTTTTTCATCTGTTTTGTAAATTTATTTGTCTCAAAGTTTTTCGGTTTGTTTGTCTTCCAGTCGGTAATTAAAATACCAACTTGACCATTAACACCAATAACTAACCAAACCTTATCAGGTTGACCCGTATACCCTAATTCAGGGTGTCCTAAAACAATCTCCGTATCTAATAATACACATCCTCGTTCTTTAAGTAACTCAATGTAATTTTTACCCGCAACAATCATAGTATCACTCTTAACTATTTGTTCGGCATCACACTTAAAAACAGGTTGTCTTAATTCTTTTTCAAGACCAAATTCATTTAAGGTATGTTCTTCTAAGAAGAAGTGAGAACGAGATCCTATGTTAACCGAATATTCACCAGCGGCCGCCCACTCTTCCAATAATCGTTGTTGTTCATAAGGATCACCATTTGCCTTTCTATATGAAATACCTTCAGAGTCAAACTCTTCATAAAAAGATTTTAAAACTTTTGATACCGATGGGAAATCGTCTCTTAATTTACCATCAACATCTATCATTGTATACTTGTGAGAATCTTCCTCAAAAGTCAAATTAAGTTCTTTTTGTTTGTGAGAAATAATCTCTCTTATCTCTTTAGCAACTTCTTTTAAATCCATAATTATATGTTTAATCCAACAAAGATAATACTTTTTTTCATTAATCCCTAATTTTTACAAAAAAATCTTCAATTTTTCCTCTTAAATCACAAACATCCTTATCTAATGGTAAATGAACAATTTTTATTCTATCATATAATTCACCACCATTTAACTCACGATACAGTTTAACTGCATTATCCCAAGCATCACCATCAAGAGTTATAATTATATCACCTTTTGACTTTGTGTAAATTTTCTCAAATAAAACTTCCGACATATGTTTACCTAACATCGGGATTGAATTATCTAAGAAGAACCCATCAAAAACCCCTTCCACTAAATAAATGTCTTTATCCCAATCAATTAATCTTTCGTTGAAGATGATTTTATCTTTTTCTGCCTCAGGGTTTTTATATTTAAATCTACTTTTTGGATCCCAACTTCTTGCAATGTAATAATTTAAATCTCCATTACTATTATACGATGGAACAACAATTCTACCTAAATGATCCCCACGATCACAAAAACCAATATTATACTTTTCAATAATTTCATCGGTTATACCCCTACTCATTAAGTAATTATACGCCTGTCTTCTCACAGGATATACCGGACTTGATTCTTTAAATAAGGTAAATCCTTCAGGTAAAGTTAATTTTTTTGTTCTTCGTTTTTTTGGTAGTACGGTTTCAGGTTTTAATACATTGAATAATTTTTTTAATTTTCTGTTACCATACTTATCAAACAATTTACCTAAAGAACCGTGAGTTCCATCAACATCACCACACGACCAACATTTATAAACATTATTTATATAGTTAATTTCTAAGTTATGTTTATTTCTACCCTCATCGCACACAGGACAATTAAAGGATATTTGTCCCCTATTTGGATAATGTAATCCATGATCCCCTAAAAGATCCTCAAGTAATTCAACTATTGCTTCGCTTTCATCCATTTTTAGTAATATAGACAAAATAAAAGAACATATCAACTTCACAAGTTTTTGATAAGTTCTATATTTATAGATATGCCAACAAATATAACAATTAACAATGTTACCGGAGCACAACCATTTGATGTTTATGTGTGTGATTCTCCTATAACAACTTGTATTTATGTTTCAACCATTAATACGGTTGATTTACCATATAGTTTTAATATTCCGGTAGTATATGGAAGTTTAACTCAATTTGTTGTAAAAGTGGTGGATAATAATGATTGTATCGTAACAGATACTTTAAATATATAATATGAGTTGTAGTACAGATATTTGTATAAGTAATGCGGGAATATATGATGACACATATACCATTGATGGCCAATACTATAGTTTAGATTATTATACTGGAGCAACAAATGGTTACTACGTTTTTTATTCAATAACAGAAAATAGATGGTGTTTAGCGGCTAATTTAGGAGACCCTTGTCTCTTATTTGGTCCAACCCCAACATCAAGTAGTTGTCCCGATTTCTACACATCAATTTTATCTAATGGGCCTTGTCCACCAACTCCACCACCACCAGTACCTTGTGATATTGATTTTAACGCAGAGTTTGATTGTGATGTTCCACCGACACCAACACCTACCCCTACCTCAACTATAACACCAACTCCAACTATGACACCAACCCCAACCAATGTATGTGGTGGTGTTTCATTAAACGTAACGGCAAATACATACTCACCAACCCCAACTCCAACACCTACTAATACTCCAACCCCTTCATCACCAATTGATAGACCATGTAATTATGATGGGGTGGCAAAATTTAATAACGTTGATGGATTTATTGTTTGTGCAACAAGTAAGAAATTTGAGGATTGTTTTACCGGTATTGAGTACTACACAACACAAACTCTATTTGACTCCATTGGAAACTTATTAGTTATTGGAGATGTTTATGGTGGAACAATAAATGGTAAATCATCTTGTTTTATATTCCAAACAATAGTTGATAATATAAGTGGTGGGGATAAGGTTGTTATAACCACAGAATATGGTCCGTCAAGTGATGGTAGTTGCTTAAATTGTATTCCTATTACTTCTACTCCAACAATGACCCCAACAATGACCCCAACACCAACAAAACCGTGTTCATGTAATGCTTACACTATATCGAATTTTGATGGTACCGCTCAAAACACAGTTATAACATTTAATGATTGTTCGGATAATAGATTGGTTGATTTAAGACCATCATCTGTAGGTGCACAATCTTGGGGAGATCGTGTAATTCACATTTGTTCTACCACAGTGCCAACAATCTCAATAGGAACCGCAATAATAACCAATGTGGGAGTATGTTGTAACAATACTCTTTGTGTTCAATATTTATTAACTAATAATAGCCCTATTAACAATCAAACATATGTTTTCACTGATTTATCAGGGTTATCAACAATTCAAACATTAAACGCATATCAGAGTATAATTGTTAATTCATTATCAACACCATATTCGTTACTTGGATCAATAGATGTTAGTGAAACGGGAGTCCCTTGTTTCCCAAGTCCAACACCTACTCCAACACACACACCAACACCATCATCCACAAACCAAATTACAAGTTATAATTGGACTAGTGGAGCAAATTGGTGGTCTACGGATATATTGGCTTGTAGTAATTATGTATCATTTGCAAGTAATGGATGGATTACATCTACTTCATTACCTGTTGTCGGAATTCCATTAATTGATGCTTTATCAAATTTACCAATAACAGGTCAAAATAATCAATGGATTGCAATATCATCTGTATTAGCACCAGCAGTTGTAGTTTATGCAGTACAAGTAGATTCAACAGGTACAATAATTGATGTTATACTTTGTCCATAAAAAAAAATATCGTCCATAAAGACGATATTTCAAATTATCGGTATATTAAACGATATTAAGCCCAAATTCCTTTACTTCTCATATAACCTAATACACAGGTATAAGCATCGGTTTGATCAAAGTTTTCTTTCTTAAGTGTTTGATTTTTAGTATACTGCCATTGGATCTGTGGTTCTCTTTTTGCAACAAGTTCCCATATAACCATTTTCTTATCAATGTCTTTTGGTAACCCCCCAAATAGTACGTGTTTCTTCTTATCATTTTCTTTAACCAATTCAGGGAACGCAAACTTTCTTGAATTATATGTGGATATGAATTCGGGGACGATCCCAATAATATCATAAATCGTTTTACATATTAATGTGTTAAATCTTAATAAGGTTTGAATGGTATAAACATTATTTGAATTAAGTAGTGGTTCTTCAATAATAACACTAACAATACCTAATTTTTTATAGTCCTCTAATTTTGTCTTAAAAATTTCAGATTTAAGTATTAATTCTAACATTTTATTTTCTTCAGTATCTTTTGATTTTGGTCGTGGGGATACGTGAGTTAATTCTAATAGTTCTTGAGTTTTTATGTCAAAAAGAGCCCAACCTATGGTTTTAGTGGAAATATCTAATCCTAAAACTTTAGGTGAGTTTTTAATTGGTGTTCTCATATAATGATTATTTTATTATAATATAATTGGACGAATGTAAAACTAAAGTTTTTGCTATAAATCAAACTTAACTAAAAACTGTTGTATCCCTTGTCTTAACACCGGTGATTGTAGTTTTGAAACCACCAAAACATCTTTCTTGTCGTCCAATAATGCAATTTCGGTAATGTAAGATTTTGTGCCAGGAGTCCATGTTGGGTTTGAAGTATTTTGGAATTCTGTATAATTTAAGTTAACTTTATACATCATTTCATATATTGTTGCCTGAATATCTGTTTCAATTCCACCATAAAAATAATACTCATCCCCAAAATTTAACTTCGGACTTGTATTACCAAGTGGTGTTAAATCAATATAATCATTTAGATTATAATATGGTGCCGAATTATATAATGTTTCCGTCACTATAAATGTAGTACCTGTTAAAGCATCCTCAGTTATATAACCATTAATTGTATCCGCACTTATACTATTTGTAAAATCAATTAATCTCCAATTAGATGGGTTAGGTCTGGTTCCTGTTGGTACCTTCTGAGCTAAAACCTCAAATTTTGTGGCGTAAAATCCATTTGGTATGTCACAGGTAGGACATATTGTTGTTGTAGTTGTTACAGGAATATATGTTGTTGTAGTAGTAGTAATTGGACTATAAGTTGTTGTTGTAGTCGTTGGGTTATAACCAGGTACCACCAAACAACCAAACTCTCCCCCGAATCTTATTGCAACGTTCTTAGACGTATCAGGGAAACAATCATTATTATTACCTGTAATTTTTATATAATAATTTGAATGTAATGAATTAGTAAATCCATATTCGTTAGTTAAACGATATGTAATATACATAGTTTCATTATTACCTGTTAATATACCATTAATTGTAGATGAGGTTGTATCACATATGTTTGGAGTTATTAATGATACTTGAGGTGCCGGTAATGTCCAATTTCGATTTGCCTTATATGACATTGCCGCAACAATTTCTTCATCATCAATAATAATAGTTTGACTATCAGGGAAAACTTTACCTATTCTACTTGGTAATCCATTAGAATTAGGGTGTGTGTCCCATAAATGGTAATATCTTAAACCAGGATTATTCATGTCATTATTAAGATTAGATTCCATAAAATGAACCTCAAATAATCCCTTACCATCAAATCCCGGAGGGTCTACCCAAAATGTATCTCCAAAACAACATTCAGGATTTTTATGCCACATAATCCAAGGAATATGTAATTTAAAGTTTCTTGCTTGCCCTGTTGTATCGTCAGGGTTAGATGGATCATACGGTTCTAACGCAAATTTCTCACCATAGAAGAAGTCAATCGTTTGATTTGTATAATGTATTATCGCAATCGCTTTTTGTTCTTCAGGTTCAACTTTTACCACCTCATCAAATGAGTTGTAGTAATATGTGTCAGTAGTTTCAGCACTTAAAGTTGAATTAACATAGAAAGTTTGTCCTGAATTTGAATTATAACCAAAATACTCCTTACTTCCTATATAATTAACTGATCCAAAATAAGTATAGTCCTCAAATTGAGTTGATCTTAGACCCGCAGGACTTTCAGTCCAAGGAATATTCATATTCCAAATTTTAACATCAAACTGATCAACATCACATATTGTTTCATAGTTAATAACATCATTATCCCAATGTGGACTTGGTGTTATACTATCATATAATTCTGTCATAGTTTTAGGATACACTAAAGCCCTAAAACAACATTCATTACTAATTAACCCAAAGTTTGGAGTAGTTCTATCTAAAGTTATTTTATTATCACAAATCGCAATAATTCTATATGTTAATATTGGATAACAACTATACATATCCATTAAACAAACAGGATCTGGCGGTGCCGGACATTGTCTACTTGGTGTTGGGGTTAAACATTGTGTTTTTGAAGGTGTTGGGGTTGGAGTTGGACTAGCACAATTAATAGTTCCACTAGTTGCCGAAGGTGTTGGAGTAGGTGTCGGGGTTGATCCTTGTGATGCCGTAGGTGTTGGAGTTGGTAAATTAGTACAAGTACAATTATGACAACCTAACCCATCAAAATAAATTGTAATAAAATCACCCACATCAAATGAACCAAATGATGAGGTATTACAACCAGAATAAATTAATGTTATTTCATTAGTCCCGTTTAACGAAAAAGGATCAACCAAATAGTTAGATGTTTTAACATAATTACTACTTGTTAATGCACTCCATGTTATTGTACTTGCCGTGGTATTACCGGTAAAAAACCCCCTCAATGGCGCTCTGTTAAAAACATTTTCAACCGTAGAATCCATATATGGAATACCATATGTGTTTCCTGCATTACCGTCAACATAATATGGATATTTAACATTTTGTTTGTTTGATTTTGGTATCCCATCACTATTTTGACTACCAAATGGTGGTATTAATACAAAACTATTTGCTTGATTATAAGTACTAGAAACTTTATCGTAAGAAACTTCACTATCACCAATTTGGAAATATGATATATTGAAATTGCCCTGAGACATCTTCAATCTACCTGTATCTGTCATTCTAGTATTAACAAGTCCTGATGTATTTTTTATTATATATGCCATTTTGTATATAAATAGTTAATTATTAAATTTTTGGTGGTTTAGGGTTAACAACTCTTATCGTATCACAATCATTATTTATTCTTACATTATTTATATAAATATAATATGATGTAGTTGCAACAAAACATTGTGGTGTTGGTAAAACAGGCGATATTGTATTAGTAAACGAACCATTTATTATTGTACCAAACGTCATACTTAAACCAACCCACGTAAACTGTTTTGTTGTTGTGTATTGGAAAGATCCTTGACAAGGGAATTGTTGAGGTACCGGTGAAAGTTGGGTTAGTACAGGTGGTGGAGTATAAGAAACCGGAACCCCATTAACGTTTAATGTAACCGTATTATTATAAGTTGCACTTGACTGTAAAGGTCCAACAATAAATGTGTTAGTATGTATAACATCAAAAGTAACTGTGGTCCCAATAGATAATGAAGGAGATATACTAACACCAAATGTATTACCACCCAAATATGCCATAGTTAAAATATAATTAACCGATGATGTAGGTGCCGATAAAGTAACAGTTTCACTATATGTAAATCCTGAAGAATCTTTCACATAAACAATATAAGTTCCTTGACATAAATCATTATATATTGTTGTTGCAGCATAAGTCGTACCACCATCAATAGAAAAAGTGTAAGGTGGAGTACCTCCAAAAGGAGTTAAGATTAAACTTCCGTCACAACCACACTCAGGTTGATTAACACGTATCGTTAAGTTAGGCATACTTAATAATTGACATAGTCCTGAAACCGCAGTTATTGATAATACTCTATCAGGTAATGTAGGCCCTAAAGAATCCCACCCATTTAGTGGTGGTATTGCCGGATTAGTATTAATAATTTGACCTATAGTCCATCCAGAAACCTCCCATTGATTGTTAGTTTCGCCCCACACAATATCTAACCCATCTATTGTATTAGTCCAAGTAGGATAATCTCCGATATAATTATTAAAATCAAATTGGTAATATTCAGCGTAAGAAAATAGTTTGTTACCTCTAATAATTGTTATACATATATCTTCATAAGATGGTAATGGTTCTTGAGTTGTTGTAGTTGTTGTAACCGGTGTTTCAGCGGTTAATACACAAGTGGTATATGCAGTAAAATCACCATAATAATCTGTAACAATTGAATTGTATTCCCCAACTCCAATATTACTTAACGATTGAGATAATGATCCATTTTCCCAAACAACCTCATATGGTGGTGTCCCTCCCGTTATACCTAAAGTGACCGCACCATCGAAAGATCCACTTGTTGTTGGGTCAACTGTAAAACATTCAACCCCAAGAGGGAAAATAGTTATTACAGAACATTCATTAAGAGGCTCAATTGGTGGTATTGGAGGAGCAAATGTTGTTGTGGTTGTTACTACAGGTCCCGTTGTTGTTGTTGTGATAACAGGACAATCAGGACAATTCCCATTATTTATAACTTGAACGTCACCACCCAAAACTTTTATACCTGTTGAACTACATACTAATATACCTGTTTGGAATGGTATGAAATATGGAGATGTTTTAGTTTCATCACAACAAGGAGTAAATTCAATTGATGTTTTAACATTCGTTGATGATTGGTTTGTAACTATATAACTCACACAACAACTGTGATCAACAATACAGTTATTACAACTATCATATGGGTTACTTTCAAAAGAAACAACACTAACATTTTCAGATCCGGCTATTGAACATGAGTGTGTATTAGTGGGTCCGAAACTTATTAACTCATAACAACCTGTTTTATAGTTATTAGGATTTGAAGATGTGATTGCTTGATCAAAATATATGGTATCGCCAACTTGGTAAGTACTAAATGGGAATTGATTACTCCCATCAAAATCAATAATGTCATTATTACAACAACTTTGGAAACAGTATCTAATAGTTTCTTTACCTAAATTAAGTACCGTAATAAATAACGCGGGCGAAATGACACTATTACCATTGATGTAATATGATACATTTGGTAATAAATCCATTGATTTACTAACCCCATTACCATCAACAAATGTGAAGTTATTGTATATAACCGGGTTTATATTTTCTACCTTATATATTATCGCCATTTAAGTTATTTGTTTAATATATAAATAATCAATTTATTGTTTTTTGAATAAATGATTTCATTACTTCAATATATTTTATTGTCGTACTATTCTTTTCAATGTAATCAAAATGTAATGGGTTCTCTTTCAACTTTTCTATTGGATCAACATTTATATATTCCCCCTTATAAAATTTAGTTCCTCTTAAATTATCTGTAACACCAGCCATGTGTAATATTGGTCTTTCTTCATATATTTTAATATCATCTGTAGCCCAAGAAAAATTTAAATCATCAACCACTTTGGTCTCATAATTATGTAACCATAAATTCCACAATAAAGACCACATTTCCGCAGTCCAAAATTGTATTTCACCAGGACTTATTGGATGTCTTTTATGGTAATCATGCATTTGTTTATAAAGAGGAACACAATCTAAGTATATTTTTTCCCAAAGATCGTATGTCATATTTTTTAAGAGATATTGACCACCTCCCGAACTTTCTTGATTATTTTTAATTGTATCAACATCTAATCCAACAATACCAGCCATTTCACTTAACAATTGACCTTTTTCTGATTTTGGGTGAACATTCTCATATCTTTTACAACAATCCATAATGTAATTGTATCCAATATAACCAATTGTATCAGATAAATAACAAACGTTATCAGACATTAATTTATCAAAATCAGGTAATTCCCTAAAAATTATATCAGCATCGTGTAAGAAAAATACTTTACCATATTGTGGATGTTCATATAACCATCTTGATATTAAATATGGTTTTATACTTGGTATGTAATTTTTACCAATTCTATCATCATAATAAAAATGAACATTAAAACCATAATCACATAATTCTAAAGCACCTTTAGAAGGTTCTTTTTGACCATTTGTTAATCCAAAAATGACGTGAATTTGACATGGTTCAATACCCATCTCAATGAAATTATGTGTATATAATTTAACCTGCCAATGAAAATAAGGAACATCAGGTTGTGCCGTAACAAAAATTATATCTTTCATAACTTAAAAGATACTTATTATTTTTTAAAAGTGTATTTTATCCACTTTGGAATTAAGTATGGTTTAGTTCTTGTTATATAGTGTTACCCAATTCTCTTATTATTTTGGGGTTGGAGTATTCGTTGGTGTAGGTGTTACGGTACATGAAGGTGGTGACGCACAATCACTTCCACCTGAGATACCTGAGTATGGTTGATTTGAATCATAGCAATCAAATGCCGTTGTTCCGTTAGTGGTTCCTGTTTGTAGAATACCACAACAATCATAGAAACTATATGGTGTAAATTCAGGGATAGATCCTTGTTTACAACTCACAGGAGTTGGTGGAGTTTGAGTTGGTGTTGGTGTATTAGTTGGTGTTTCAGTGTTAGTTGGAGTTATGGTATTTGTTGGCGTATTTGTAGGTGTTTCAGTGTTTGTTGGAGTTATGGTATTTGTTGGTGTTGGTGTAAGACATAAGTATGGACAAGCGTTACAATCATCTTCACCATATGGTAGATTACCATCCCAAGTTATATTTGCCGGGCCAGTTGTTGGTCCACCAATCGTATAACATTGTCCATTTGTTGCTCCCACAATATATAAGATTGAAAGGTTTTGGTAAACACTTGGTAAATACATCACTTGTGTTGGTCCTCCACAACAAGGATCCGCATTTGCAAAAATATAATCTGTTGTTGGTGTAGGAGTTCTTGTTGGAGTTGGAGTATTTGTTGGCGTATTTGTAGGTGTTTCAGTGTTTGTTGGTGTTATGGTGTTTGTTGGAGTTATAGTGTTAGTTGGAGTTACAGTAGGTGTTGGTGTTTGTGTTGGCGTTTCAGTGTTAGTTGGTGTTATAGTATTTGTTGGCGTATTTGTAGGTGTTGGAGTTGTTGTTGGCGTTTCAGTGTTAGTTGGAGTTATGGTATTTGTTGGCGTATTTGTAGGTGTTTCAGTGTTTGTTGGGGTTGGAGTTGTTGTTGGGATTGAAGTAGCAGTTGGACTATTATTTGGGGTCGCAGCTGGGGTAGATGTCATTGTATTTGTTGGTGTATTTGTAGGCGTCTCGGTGTTTGTTGTCGTTGGCGTATTGGTTGGAGTTTCCGTATTTGTTGGTGTATTTGTATTTGTTGGTGTTTGTGTTGGTGTTTCGGTGTTTGTAGGTGTTATGGTATTAGTTGGTGTTTGTGTTGGCGTTTCAGTATTTGTTGTCGTAATTGTATTTGTTGGCGTAATTGTATTTGTTGGCGTTGGAGTATTACTTGCGGTTGAGGTTGGAGTTTTGGTATTTGTTGGCGTTGTTGTATTTGTTGGCGTAATTGTATTTGTAGGTGTTATAGTCGGAGTTGCGGTATTTGTATTCGTAGGTGTTATAGTCGGAGTTGATGTAACCGTGTTAGTCATTGTCATTGTCGGAGTACTTGTTGGTGATAACCCTGGTGTTAATGTGTTTGTTGGTGTTAATGTATTTGTTGGTGTGTTTGTTGGTGTCACAGTGTTAGTTGGTGTGTTTGTTGGTGTCACAGTGTTAGTTGGCGTCGGGGTAGGAGTAATTACCGGTAGATCACATTGAACACAAGAAATATCATAATTAATTATTAAATTAACTATCACTTTAGCATCTGCTAATGTGTTAAATTTTGTTTGAACACAACTTTTGTTAATATCTTTACAATCATTAACAATTGTCATTTTATTTTTAGTAATATCAATATCAACCTCACCAATATCAGGATAACTTAACAAAGTACTTTTAACAATATTAGTCCATTCAGTATCTGTAGGGTAATCGTATATTCCTGTTGAGGTATAAAATAAATTTTGTTTAACCTCACCATTAACAATTGTTTCTATTATAAATTGACCACTATTAACAATACAATTTGTATCATTATCAGTTAGATCAAAAAATCCTTCATTATACATTTGACCTATTCCCCTTCTACCATCAACTCCACTATCAACAAAATTAGTATCGCTAATATTATAAACTTGATAATCACCTAAAAGAATAGTCCCCTGTAAGATAACACTTTTAGTTGTGACACATCCAAGATCATCCACAACTTGTAATGTATATGTTCCCGCACTTAAATTTGTAACAGTATCACCAGTTTGGGAATTAACATTTGGACTCCAATTATACGTAAAAGGAGGAGTACCACTACTAACAAATGCGGTTATTTCACCATCATTACCATTAACCGGTTGTATTGTATATAAATTACAGAATACCGAACTTGATGTCCCAACATATGTTGTAGTCACCTGAGAACACCCATTTGCATCAGTAACAGTAACCGTATAAAATCCTGAAGGTAAGTTATTATAACTATTAATAGGTGAAACCGCATATCCAGTTATTTGATAACTATAAGGTAAAGTTCCTCCCGTGGTAGTTAAGATCTGAATAGACCCATTATTTAACCCACAAGTTGTATTAGTTGTTACCGCAGTTATTGTAAATAAATTAACATTTGTAATAGTTGTTGATCCTGTATAAACACAACCCGAATTATTATCAATTAATATTGTATATGTATCTGAAGGTAAATTATTAAATGTCGCATTAGTACCTACCGTAATTGTGTTAACAGTATTTCCCGAAGAATCCAATATAGTATACGTAAATGTTCCCGTTGGAGACCCCGTATTAACTAAAATATTAATTGACCCATTACTTCCACAAATTGAATTAGTTGAAGATATTGAAGATACCGCAAATCCATTAGGAGTTATTAACGATACCGATTGGGTATCACTACACAAACCAGCATCTTTAACTGTTACCGTTAATGTACCTGAAGGTAAATTTTCAAACGTGTATGAATTACCAAACGTTATTATTGTATCCCCGTTGGATCCTGAGAAAAAAAACGGAGCCGTACCACCAGTTACCGTTACTTCAACCGCCCCATCACTATTAAAACAAGTACTTCCCGTTGTGGTAAATGATGCAATTCCAATTGGTGGTACATTATTAACCGATGTCCCACTAGTTGCAGAACATCCCGTTGAATCGGTTACGGTTACGTCGTAAAACCCTATTGTTAACCCTGTTGCGGTAGACCCTGTTTGACCATTACTCCAAATGTAAGTATATGGTCCAATACCTGTTTGACCTGTCACAAATATTTTACCTGACCCACTTGCCACATTACAACTAGCATCATCAACAACATAAAAACCATAATCTAATGTTGTTGAGGTTAAAATAATAACACTAGCACTTGATCCTGTACAACCAGCTCCATTATCACCAATAATATAATAAGTACCCCCTGATAAATTTGAAAATGTTAACCCGCTGGTTCCTGTTGATCCACTGGTTATATAACCATTTGTTGTTTCGTATAATAGACCTTCACCATAACCATAAAAAGGAGTAAACCCAAAAGTAATTTCACCATTATCAACACCACATATTGTATTTGTTGAGGATTCAACACTTATTGAAGTTCCCGAAGATATCGGTATATTAAGATATTCGGTAGTCACTCCAGAAATACAAGAATCTTGTATCGCCAAAACATAGGTATCAGCAGAAAGACCACTATAATAATATGTGGTTGTTGCCGCCGATGTTGGTAATAATCCTGTTGATGTAACCTCATAAACAGTATACGGAGACGTACCTCCCGTTATTTCAACGTAAATTTCCCCAACGTTTGTATTAGTACAATCGCCGGTTATATAAAGGTTATATAGTATTTGTCCACAACTCACGGATTACATAGTATATCAAAGTTTATACCCACATTTATTTCAAAATTTTGGGTTTTATTTATCGGTAAACAATTATTATTATAAATTGTTATGGTTTGATTAGTGGTATCAATAATATAATCTAAACCATAATCAAGTAAACCAACTAAAGCATCATATAATCCGTTAAGCCAATCATTCGCCGTTGGAGCACTTAAAGCAGGATTTGAGTATCCTACCCCATTGAAGAATTCATAAATTAAGATCGGAGTACCATCGATTCTAATATCAATATACCAATCACTTTCTAATGTATTCAATAAACAATCATTATTAATATTCACATTATTGGCATTTCCATATGTGGTTAATGAACTACCTAAAAGAGCCCCAAATGAAGTTATTGATGGGTTTGTATCCCAAGGATATAAACCAACAACAGTTTCTTGTACAGGACAGTCATATGAGAATATTTGAGTAATTAACTTACAAGGTTTACAAGGAACAGGAATAATTTCACATCCTCGTTGTCTTCTCCATACAAATTTTTGTCTATGGAAAATTGAATTCTCATATTTAACACCGGTATTCCATATTGTTGTCGCCGGAATCATTTGTTCTACCAATCTAATCCAATAATCTCCCATTCCATCAACATAATCAATCATTGTTTGATAATTGAAGTTGTCATTACGAACATTAATTGCTTGTTCAGATTCTAAATATTTCCAATATATTGAGGATAATGTTGGATACCCACTAGTTTTACCGTCGGTCATAAACTGTCTATTCCTAACATTAATCATATTCTTCCAAAAAGTTTGAGCAAACTCAAAGAATGTTTTTTGTTTTGGTTTAGGTACAATTACAGTCCAATCTATACCACCTCTATTTGGGTATTCAATATTTGGATATGGATTACAGTAAGTTGGATCCACATAGAACAAACCTTCTTCAGGTATCGGATAATTATATCTTCTTGACATTGTCCACACATCATAAACCAACCCTTGAGCCGGATTCATAAAAAGATCAACATTTTTTACATTTATAACTAACCTATCATCAGAAACCCCATAATAAGCATTAAAGTTCCCATCAAAATTCTTTCTTAAATACTTCTCATTATCAGTCCAACTTTTCTTATTATCCACCGTTTTTCGAAGATTAAACCCTAAATCCATGTAAGGGAAACTACGATATCTTTCTAAGTATTCCTGACCATAATTAAACGGAAGTAATTTTGTTTGATAGTTTGGATTTGCTCCCGTAAACACACTATTTGTTAAATCCGCTTGAGCCGGCATCCTATGTTGTGGTGTTGACTCAAACCAACCTCCACCAATTTGGAAGAAGTATGTGTCTGTTGGGACAGGCATACTTGGGTAACCAAAACTATCAATAGGATAATCATTTATCGTTAATGACACATCTTGTGTGATGGTTGTTGTTGTAAACCCTGTGTACTGAACACCCATTATAGAAAACAAATCATTCGTATCTAAAACGGGTAATTCTTGGGAATAAGTTCCTCCCGATATTTGAGCGTATTGTATTCCAAATTGTCTTAAATTGATTTTTTGATCCGCAACATATACGTGTTCGTTAAATTCGGTTAATGCTTCAGGAGCCCCAACCATTCTTAATAAAATTTCAATTGACTTTCTCGTACCTTTTGATTTGAATAAAAAGGCGGAATTTAATATTAAGTTTCTAAAATATTGGTAGTTTAACTCCTCAGGTGTTTGTCCTTGAGGTAACCCCGTAAAAGCATTACTACCATCACTAAACACAGAACTTAATAATTGATCATTAGTTATTGGGGAAATATTTATATTCCAACCTAATGTTTGTGCTAAATTTTTAAGTAATTGTGATGGTATATCATTTTTAATATTATAATTTACAGAATTCATATTAGCAAGAGCCGTAATGAATTTTCTTGTTTCATCAAAACTTCTACCATAGATTTGTAAAACCTTTTCCATTTTTCTGTCCGCGGTATCAAACTCTTTGATTGCATCCGCAGTTAAAAATCTTGTAATTAAGTTTGTTTTATATAAATCAATGTATTCCGAAATATTATTTAATTTTGTTAAATAATTTGTAAATCTTGGAGATACGATATCTAAGTTCCATGTACCAACTAATGGAAATATCGCAACTTCTTGACTGTAAGAATATGTCCCATCCTCATTTTCTTTAGGGACTTGGAAATACGCACTATAAATAGGGACGATATTTCTATTAAGTAAGAAATTCTCAACTTGATCTAAATTCTCATTGAAGACCTTATTAACATAAAGTTGTTTTGGTCTTATTATAAAGTTATCACTAACACTTGGAACACCTAAAAATGGATTACCATTAACATAAATTTTTAATACTGTATCTGTTGGTTGCGCCGGTATAAAATCAGACACAGGATATTCAACATCATTAAAGAATAATGAATACTTTAAATATTGTGTGGTAAAGTTTCTTAAATAAGAAACAGGTATTTCTCTTAATTCTAAGTTTCTTGTTGCATTAACCGTATAATCAATTCCAAATGGATTTCTAATAACAGAAATAGGTATCTCAAAATATGTTTCGTCCTCAACACTATCATACGACGCATTTTGAACCGTGATAGAAGTTACGAAATTAGGCTGAGTACTTTGTACATCTAAAGCCGCAGGGAAAAAATTTATTATGTTAGTCACCGAAGTTGACATCCTTTTTGTTAAAGAACCAAACATGGTGAAATTAGTAACCTGACTTAAATCAAAATTAGGATAAACTCTAAAGTTATCGGCAATTAATTTTTTTGATTCCTCAATACTATTAATATTTAAACTATCTAAGGATATCGGATCAGAAAATGACCCAATTGAAAATGTTCTATTTTGTTTTTCAGTAATATTTGTAGTAAACTCAAAATTCGCTTGGGTAAGACCTCCCCCATCAACTAATTGTAAACCAACTAAGTTGTCAGAAAAAGTGCCTTGACCGCTGGCAGGCTGAGGAGGACATTTATAATTATTTACCGCCATTATGAAGTTATATTTGAGAAGTTTTTACTAAAATCAATGTTATCACCTCTATCTTGTCTTACCTCATATAATAAATTATTAAATTGATCTCTAATCTCATAAAGGTTGTATTGTTTGTAGATATTGTTATCACTATCGTAAATGGTGTATATACCATCATCCATAGATTTGGTTTGATTACCGTATAACGCAATTGCCAATGTTGATATATCGTGTTCAACAATTTCAATTTCAACCGTTGTTGGGTTGAAGAATGTATTTGAGATTATTATATTTTGATCGGGTTGTCCAATAAATGGTGTTGCATTTGGTTTATTGGTTGGTGATGATGATGGGGATAATGTACAAAAAATCAAGTTTGTTGATGCTTCCACATATCTATATCTTATCGCCTTTTGACTAGTGTTTGTTAAATTTTCAACCACAGGTTCACAATAAAACGATGAGGTTATTATCCTAAAGAAATTAGGTATTTTTGTTCCATCTGAATTCAAATACTCAACTCTAAAACCTACTAAACCTTGATTAATAAATTTGTTTCTAAAGTTAGCAGGAACATTATTAATATCCACAACAATACCTTTAACATTTGGTAATGCAGATAAAATACCACAGTCAAGAATTTTAGTTCTAATTTCTGCGGGTCTAATATAAAGTGTGTATATCCCTAATTGGTTGAATTGGTCGGTAGGTAACTTAAGATTATATAAACCCCCAAGTATTTCAACATTCGCATTACCACCAGTAGTTCCATTGTGGAAATATGGTCGTAATACCGTACTAGCGTTTAATTTTGTTAGTACGAAATTGTCTGTCTCGTCTCTTGATGGTGTATAATTTAAAATTATTTCTACGTCATCAGGGCTAACATCTGCACTTCTTATTGTTCCGTAATTACCTGTAGCCACAATTATTAGTTTTTAAAGTTTGTTTATCGTTTAAATATAAATACTCAAAATCATTGTTTTTCAACATTAAAAAATCCATATCCATATTTTTCTAAATCCCCAACATTATCTACCTCACCAAGTCGTTCAACAAATTCTAATGCCGAGTTTTTACCTCTTTCTACATACACATCTGTTTGAATTTCGGGTTGATCAATAACATTAAGTAATGCCTCGTTCTTGGTTATAGCCGACAATATCAAATCATTTTGTGTAAATCCTGATGATTCAATAATGTATATTGTTGTACCATCATTGTAATCATAGTAAAGAATGTCATTAATTGTATAAGCAGTGTATGTATTTGTTGGATCAGGACCCCAATAAGTCCCAACAGATTCTGATGTTCCCGTAACTTGTATCCCTAATTTGTATTTACCCGCAAATAAATTATATGTTGGACCATATACCCTTAAATCATTAACATTTGATTGTGTTAATCCCGTAATCACAAATGGTACCGTAGTATAATTAGAACTTATATAATCATTTACATCTGTATTTGAATCCCCCGAAAAAATGTAATCATAACTAAATGATGTATTTGCCCAACTACCACCAGCAGGAGTAAAAGTTGCCACACCATTAGGGTTCAAAATTGGAACATTAGTAAATGGTACCGTAACCGTTTTGGTTATAATAGATATCCCCCAAGGTGAAGTTGCCTTTAATGTAATTGTAAAAGTTTGATTAACAACAGGGTAAACATGAGTATATTGTGTTGGACTTGTTACAGTTTGTATTGGTGATCCATCACCCCAATCAACAGTATATGTTGAGACGGACAAAAACTTCTTAAACTCCGTATCCGAAGTATTAAAGAAATAAAACGTATATGGATTACTTGTTGTTGCCGAAAATAAAAAATTCGTAATAACTTCTTTTTGTAATATCGCCCCATCAAAAACCGAATAATACCCAAGATCTGTTGCCACCTCCGTTAAAAGGATTGGAACCGTTAATCCCGTTAATAATGATTGCCCATTAGTTCCTCCCGATAAAATCTGAGACATACCCGAATAAACACCGGTAAAACCAGTTAATGAAGTGGGGGTTACTGAGGTAATTGAACAACAAGGGTCGGCACTATACGCATATCCAGTATTCTCAACATAGGTAACTTCCACAATGTCTCGTTTAACATTTTCAGGTGATATTTTAAAATAATATTTTTGTTCTTCCATCTTACGGGTTTACATATTCATACCACAAAATTGGAAATCCATCAATACCAACTCTTTGTGTTAGATTAGAAGTTGCATAAACTTCATAAGTTTTATTTGTGTAATCCAAATTAACCTTGTAATAGAAATAATCATTCGGATTAAATGTGAATTTATTAGCAATGTTTGATTGTGGTGTGTTTGTCATTCTAACATAAACACCCAATCTACCATCAAAAAATTTAGCCGTCATATAGAATTCACTAATATCAATATATAATTGTTTTCTTAACCAATATATATGGAATCCTTCTTTATCCCCCACATAATCCAAACTAAACTTTGGTATTCTTATATCAACGTTAGTCAATAATGATGATAATGATGCCGTTTGAGTAAATCCTTGTTGTACGGGTAAAATAATAGTTAGATATAATACTTGAGTTTTTTCATCATCCGTATCATATAAATCCAACTTAAAAAATGACTTTGTGAATGGTTTTGTATAATAATAAACCTCATCAACCGTAAAACCTTCGTCTAAATAACTATTATTCCAATTCGTACTATTAACTAATGGTGACGTTATTGGTATAACATTATCATAAAAATAAAATTCATAATTTATATTTGTCTTTTCAAAATTTGAATTATTAACGTATTCATTGTGTGAAAATTGAAGGACCTCAAAATCATTAACCCCACCAACAACCTCCTTAACCATTGTTTCTTGATAAACTTCAATACTATCGTCCCTACCAAGAAAATCCCAATTCATTTCTAAAGGTATGTTAAGATACTGATCGTTCTCTGGTAGTACTATTTTATATTTATTCACAATCATCTACTATTGGTTCTGCTATTACGGTTATGTCATCTACACCCACATTACTTCCTTCAGGTGTTATTCTAAAAATGGTATTCACAAATGGGTAATGTTTTCCATTGATAAACGGATAGTCAACACCAACCCCATCATTATCAACAAACCCATATGGATATATATCTCTCCATCTAAAACTATTTGATAAGTTTGAATAAAAAGCATAATCAGGAATGTTAATCACCTTTAATGGATCTCCTTCCTCAATATATGTTGAATATCTTCTTATCACTATTGGGTCGTGAGGGTTATAATAATATCCAAATTGGTTGGATTGGGGAGCATCTGTATTTAACCAAAAATAAGTTTGGTTAAAAGTAATTTTTTGATTATATCTTGAAATAACTCTCTCGGTTTGCTCATAATCATTCCACTCACAATAATCACCATCAATTAGATCTCCCGGTTTAAGGTTTTCATTATACGTAAATCCTGAAGGTGGAATAGTTAAACTATTATATGTGTTAGTAACAATATTAGTGTTTGATAGTGGATTTGAAACATCCCACCAAGGGTTTGGGATTGAATTGCTAAGTGGTATATTGAACCCCCAACCTTGTTTTAATTTTTTTGTCCACCCAAAATACCCTTTCCACACTGTTGTAAAGTATAATTCAGATATTGGTCTGTTTTGATTATCCCTAAGTGGTTGTACATCAACATCCACATTAAAAGAAAGTGAATATGCTTGACCACCTTCTTTAACAGATGACCTTGATACTCCATTTGGAGTTAATACCGCCGTTTCAAATTTAGTTTTAGGATTAAAAATATTTTGTTCAAACCCCGCTTTAACTAAAACCGCATCTTCAGCATTTGTTAAAATTTTATGTACTCTAACATAATATTCAGATCTAGTTTCATTGAGGTTACTTCTATTAATAACTCGTTTAAAGGTACCTGTATTACCATTATTAAAAGTTGTTCCAATATACCCAATATTATATATGTTGAAAATATATTCATCACTACCGAAAGCGGGGTCACCTAAACTTATAACCTGAAACACATTAGTGTTGTTATATGTTAATGATAATTCAACAAATTCATTTACGTTTAACCCGTGTTTCATTGGGCATCTGAATGAAATGACCGGACCAAAATCATCATTACCTTCATTGATAATGAATGGTATACCATCGGAAGCAACCCAAGCCCAACTTGTAGTTGTAATACTATCAATAGCATACATTTGTCTATTTGGTTCATTAGTAAACGCATAACTCATATAATGAGTCCAATTATATGTACTAGCACTTTTATTAACAAAATTTATATGGTTATTTGGCGGTACCGTATAACCAACAACATTGTTATCAGTTCTAATAAAATCAAATTCAAAATATTGTGGATAACCCTCCCAAAGTACATTTAAGTTAGGTTGTATTGGAGGTAAATTACCATTAGGGAATGTTGATATTGTGTTAGCAATAGCATTGGTGTAATATAAATTATCCTTAAAAGGATTATAATTTGTTGTACCAGTATACTCATTCTTAAAGATGACCGAATATTTGGTAACAGGTCTAAATATTGTACCTAATTGTCTCTCATCAGTAAAAACTTGTTGTAAACTTAAATCAACATTTCTATCAAATTCAATTAATTCTTTTTCATTTTGATTTAAATCAACATTTACGGACAATACCGTATTTGGAGACGCTTTGTATCTCAAAGATCCTAAAACAATTTTTGTTGTATCATTTACTCCCATTATATGTCTGCAGTATCAATATATTTTTTTATGAATCTATTCATTGCCGTTTTTCCATTATTTAACCCAAAATAAAAATGACTTGGAGCTCCAACCAAATAAAGATTACCATTTACTGTGAATGAAGGCTCAGGTAATCCTGTATTTTGATTAAAATTTGTTATAAAACCTTGAGGTAATAACGGTAATGGATTACCAGGTTGTAATGCCGGTGTTGTAAAATAAGGATCAACACTATAATCTAAATCTTGATACCCTTTTTTGAAGAATCCAACACCACCACTTTGATTAGGAATTGTCCACCAATTATTAGATTCCGCACCAAAAATAACATTAGATGGTTGTAATATCCATTTATAATGTGGTACCACTTGAGTTTTAGGGTGTCCATAAGCGTCTTGTAATAAAGGTGATATGTTATAAATTTCAATTCCTGGAGTTAATTTTCTTCTATATGAATATTCAATATTTGATGATCTATAAAATACACCAAAAACAGGTTTACTTGGTGATGGTAATTGTCCGTCATCACCAATAAAAATATCCACATTACCGTAGTTTTCATCAATAAATGGATTAATTTTAAATTCAGAATTTATTGATAATGCTTGTGCAAAATCACCATCAATTCTATCTCCACCTCTACCACTATTAAAGAATTGTGCAAGTCCCTTACCTTCCGAATTATTACCACCTGTAGTAATAGGTATCATTACTTGTCTAAAATTTTCATTTAAAATTCTAGATAAAAACCCTAATTGTATTATATCACCATTTTCATTATAACTAGTTGATCTAAATTGATCACTCATGTATCCTTTAAAACTTGGGTTATTACATATTTCACTTATATATGAATCTCTTGGCCCCATGTCTAATATTGTAGTCGGGAACATTATATTCTTTTCGTTATATCCCGGATTAAAATTAAGCGTTATCCAATTTGGTGGTTGAGGTATTTCTTTACCAATAAACTCTTGTACATTGTCACTCCAAGGGGAACTTCTATAGTAAAAATTATTACTTATGTTATTGTAAACGACAATATCTTTACAATACACATAATTAGGTGTTGATATATTTGTAAGATTATTTGTAGGATATATTGATCTCTTATTAAAAGATGGCATATATAATGTACCATTAATCCAATTGTTTTGGAATGTCTGAGCAAAAACACCTCTACAGGTTGCAAATACTAACGTAAATCTTGTTTTCCATTCCATAAATAATCTAGCGTCCGAACCAAATTCAAGGAGATATGTCTTATTTAATAAACAATAACAACCTTTAGTTACCCTATTTTCAGGAACAGAACATTGATTAGCGGGAATCACACCCACATTAGTACCAGTACCTGAATAACATTCTAATGACACTAACCCATCACAAGTAAGTGTTTGCGTTAACCCCGTACTACCACTAAATTGATCAAGATTACCCGCAATTTCATATATACTACTAAAACTATTTGATTGTTGACTTCCAACTCCGTCAGTTTTGTAATAACAAAAATCATTATTTTGATGTAAAGCATATGCGGTTCTATTACCCGGAGCATTTTCAACACAGGTTGATGTTGGTAATCTATCACTCCTCATCACTATTCTATTTCTATTGTTAAAATTAACACCAACTAATGCCGGATATTTAAAATATGCGGTAGAATATAACGCAAAGAACTGATTAGGTATTACATTTGGATAACCGTAATCATCCTCAGATGAAACTTGACCATAATACATACCATTAATCGTATATGGTGTATTAAACGATGACGCAATAAATGGTCCACCACCTATATAATCTGTTTGTTGTCTTGGTAAGGTATAATTACTGTTGGCAATTAACGTCTGTAAAGTCGCAGATAACAATCCTTTAGTTGGAAACCCGTTGACAGGTATATATCCTGTTGCAAAATTATCATCTGTTGATAAATAATAATATGGTAATGTAGATGTAAACCCTGTATAATTTTGATTACCCGGTATTGATGGACTAATATTAAAAGTAAAAGAAGGGAAATATAAATTATTAAACGTATTTGTTGGAGTATTATGTGTTAATGGTGCAACCCCAACCGGTTTTATTGGTTGATTTAAATAATAATCTCCAGTTATGTTCAATCCAGGTTGGTTCCACCCTGTAAATCCAAAGATACGAGAAAGATCATATTTTACTTTTTGTTTTTCAGTGTGCGGATCAACTCCCCTTACAAACATAAGAACCTCGTAATTTAAACCATCTGATAAACTATCTAAACAGTCAAAGTAATTCGCATCAATTGCCGATGAACCATTCGCATTATTATATGTATTTTCATATACTGTTGCCGGTGGTATAATAGGAGATGACCATGAAAACGATATGTTTGATACATCTGAAGGATCACTTATTGTATATACAATTTGATGTCTTAAAAATCTTTTAGGGAATAAATTAGTATTTGAAGTACTAGACATATTAATAAAATCAGAAACGCTCACACCTGTAATCACTTGGAAATACTCCATGTCGGTTGGGTATTTTAGGAAATCATCTTTAATGGAATCAGTTATTGTATCTCCTGTTTGTAAAATATTAATACTAACTGAGGACGTTTGTCCATTTATAGGATTTGCATAAACAACGTTAGACGCAATAGGGACAACGTTAGATGTTGTATTTGGCGCCGCAGATAATATTGTTGTTCCCGTGACCGCATTATTACCAAAAGTATTTGTTGTTGCACCTGTTAAATTTATTTTTCTTGATATTACCTGTCCGTTATTAAAATTAGGGTCTTGGAATGTTACTAATTCACCAATACCTAATGTTTGCGCAGTTCCCGCATTTGCTAAAACAACAACAATTTGATCGGTAAATGTTGGTTGGGTACCTAAGTTATATGGGGCAACACTTAATTGAGGGTTTACCGTAGTTCGTATTATATTTGAACCTCCACCTCCAACACCAATATTACCAAAATATTTATCTCTAGTATTAAATTCATTTAATTTTTGAGGATATGTCTCACTTAACGGATGTCCAAACCATCTATCGTCCGCACCATTGGTTTTTTCCGCAGCAAATAAGAATGGTTGTGGTGCGTGAAACTTATTAAATGCATTAGGGTCAGTCGTACTTGATAAAATATCAAATCCAGAAAATAATCGTTTAAAATCAAAAATCGCATCTATAATAACATCTCCACCTACTTGATCATCTACAACTCTATTAATAAGTGATTTATATTGTTTGTTTGTTGAGAGAGATGCTCCCGCGAAAAAATAACCTTTGTCATTATCATCACTATCTTCACCAGGAAAGTTATTTAAATTAGGGTGATTAACATCATAAGACGAGGTTAAGTTAAGAGGAGCTATAAAAGATGTTGATTGAGCATATTGTATTCCACTGTCGTCTAAACCATTTTGTTGTTCTTCTATACTTGCATTAACTGTATTCTCATCAATATCATCATCTAATTCCGCATTACCACAATCACAATCACAACTTGTACATTCAGGATACGACATCATAGGTAATCCTATTCTTGGGAAATTAGTTATTTTTATTAGGTATTTTACGGTAAATGCAATAAACGCTAATGATAACCCTAGTTTAAAAAGAAGTTTTGCATAATACAAAGCAATTTGTAATATAAGACCCGCACTAAATACAGGTCCGCCAGGAACAGATACGGTAGAAGTTGCCGAAATAATCCAGTTTGTTAATTCAACCCCATCTGATATTGCCTGATAAGCAAAATAAACACCTAAAACAATTAATAAATATTTTAAAACAGGCCAAATAAATGCAATAAAGTGAGCAACAAATAATATAACCAATATTGGTATTGCAAGGATATTGATTAATAAATTAAATACAAAAAATATAAAATCAAAATTTCGGATGATATCATTAACAGGAAATGTATTAACTGTAGATTTACAAGTTCTATCGTCAATTTCTTTAATACCCAAATGTTTTGCCCTACCCGCACCTTTTTTATAACGATCCAAAAACATTGAGGTGGTGTAAACTTTATTGTAATTAAACTCATAAAATTTATCCTCACAATCAATTGCTTCTTGTATCATTTGTTGACCAACAACAGTTGTATTGTCACCGTAATCATTCCAATCTAAACTAAACGCATATGATCTTAAAGCATCAAATGTCGGTTGTTGGTAGAATGTATAATTAAATTGAGTTAAAGTACCAGGGTTAATAGGTACAACATTTATCGTAATAGTTGTCGGTATAACTGTTATTGGAATACTTTCTAAGTCACCAAAATAAGGAATACCATTTAATAAAACGGTAAAACTTTCAACATTAATCTTGTTGTCTAAAACTAACCCACCTGTTGAGGTGTTATTTAATGTAACTGTTGTAGTAAAGGTACCCCCTGGTAATGTAAATTGATATTGTGTTGTAGGATAGTTTATTAACGGATCTATAACTGAAGTTACCCACCCGTGTTCTTTTATGTTAGGAACCAAATAATGACCCCTTAAAAATGGGTTTTGTAACCCCTGTTCATTTTGCCACTTAAATTTAAATCTATATTTACCTTTAGTTGGTATACCTTTTTTAGGGTCATTAGATAAAACTTGTTCGCCAAATTCATTCGTCACAATATAATTTAAGTTCATCGGAACATTTATTAAAAATGCTCCATCAGCATCAATGACTTTACCATCCTCATCTAATTCATGTGTTTCAAGAATTGGTCTCCCATCTTGATCAACATTTATAGTTTGTCTAATTGTTAGTATTTGACCAGGACCCGAAATTAACTCACATAAATTACCCGTATCATTTTTTGGCATACAAGTTATTGCTCTAACAGCATCATCATCTGTAGTTGATATTAATGAACCCATAAATACCGCATTAGGTTTTATGGTAATATTCGCGCTTGACGTTAAATCAAAATCAGCTCTAGTGATACCCAATAAACATATCTCAGGTTCACCCCATAACGGCGCAACTTCAATTATCTTATTTAATGTCACAATTTGAGGTAATTCACTAAGATTAGTGGATGTTTTAAATTTAGACCCATTAACTTGTGACTCAACCGCAACTCCCGAATCAATTAAATCTTGTGGTGAAAGTGAAAAACAACCAATATCCGATAAATCAACATCCATCAATATTGTTTGGGTTCCTGTTGGAACACCAAATATCATGTAGTCACCACTATCATTTGTTCTTACAGAGAATCTATAATATTTGTCATAAACCTCAACATATGACTGATCAATTAATATTTCTTCTTTATTTGGGAAAGTCCCTGTTGCCGCATGACCAGTATATGATGGTTCTTTTGGTAATAAATTATACCTATATCCATCCTCACTCACATCTGATAATGTTCGATATGGATAAAGTTCAGAGATTATTGGGTTGTCAATGTCAATGTCATCGATTGGTATAAAAACCGAAACTCTAGCATTTGGAACTCCGTATCCGTTGTTAACCAACACCCTGCCAATAATAACACCATAATCAGAACACATTCTATTATAGATGTCTCCCTGATTAATCTTTAGCGATAATATCTCCAAGAATTCAAAATCCTGTTCTAATTGAATATTAATTGTCTTCTCAGTACCAGGTGTTGTACGTATTCTATATGATTTTGGCATTATTTATTCTTTCTTGATAAATAGTTTATTTCCTATTTTCAAAAAATAATTCTTTTATTTGAAAAATAAATTATCAGGAGAAATTAATCGTTCTGAAGTTAAGAACATTAACCGTAATATCCTTATTTGGATACCTAATTTGATATATTTGGGTTGGTTCCGCAAATACCGTATCAGCAACTAATTTGATTTGTTTTGTTGAGGGGTCCTCATATGGTTGTGATGTTTGGGATGATGAATACTGTCCCCCAACCTTATTATAAACAAAAATATCTGAAATAGATATTACCCCATTTTCACTTTGTATTAATCGTCTTATTTCAGACACATAAACGTTTTGGCCTAACCCTCTAACCGCCGGACTAAAATAAGCGGTTATAATATTAATTATCTTAGCGACAATAGATCCTTGATTTTGACTTGAATCCAAAATAACATCAACATCAATCGCTAAATCAATTACATTTGCAGTTTCAACCGATATGTAATCGTTAATCATTCTATAATTTGACAAATAATTAGCAACATTATTCTTAAGTGTGTTTGAAACTACCTCCGTTAAATTACCACTAGTGTCGTAAGATAACATTTTAATCTTAACTTTATTATTTTCCTCAACAATAGAAACTTTACCAGGTGCTCCGAATTGAGAAGGCATTGTTCTTAATGCTGACTCATAATCATTAATGGTAACGGCTCTATTTTGTGCGGCAAAATTATAAGTCACATATTGCCTTACTTCTTCTGTTGTTGGCGGATTAGATCCTCCAATCGCCGCAGTTACGTTATTTACTCTAAGTGAATTTACTACCGTCGAATTAACGGACTCTGATGGTCCATTAACAAAAAATGACACCGTACCTATTTGAGTAATTATATTAACCCCCAAGTTTGTTGCTTGACCTCCACCGACTCTATATTGTACGAATAAAGTTGAATTTGATTTCAACGCACTACCCAAAGCAAAATTATTTACATATTTGTTTAAGTCAAACCCTACACCGTCTCTCGCAAATTCTCTTAATTGTTCTTCAGCAGACACATTTCCCCCACCGAAGGTTAATTTACAAAATCCTTCAGGTGTAAACTCACTAATAAATTTTGTATTTGTTACAATATATTTACCAACCTTAATACCGGGCTGATCAGACGGTTTAGTTGGGTCTTCAATAAAAACCCTGTCTTCTGCTAACGCTTGTACTTCATACCATCTATTCTCTAATCCCAAAAATTCTTGAGCCGAAGGCGGCGAAGTGTATTGTGTCCCATCTTTAAGTAAAACACTTGTAATACCTAAAACATTTTTTTCAGGTAAAAATAATTCAAAGAATGGTTTAACATCATTTGGGGTGATTACTCTTTTAAAAACTTTCGTTATACCATTAACAACAACTTCTCTTTTTGTAATCGTATAATTAATTAAATTATTATTAGAATCAAAATTTGGAACTTTTAATCTATTTGGAGACCCTTCCGCATTTGTTGGGGAAGCAAAGTCAATATCATAAACAGTTTCAAATGGTTGTCCTGCACCATTTACTTGAGATCCTCGTCTTAAAATACCACAGTATCTTAAATCTTCCTTATCCCCAAAAGCAGGAACAGTAATAGAAAAATCAACTAAAGCGACAGATGGTCTTGATCCGGGGATTTTTAAACCATATGTTCTTGCAATATTATAAATTGATGATTTTTGTTGAGCGTATTGTAAAACAGTTTCTTGAATACTTCTATCAATTTGAAACTGTAAGTTGTCTGTTACCGCAGCATTTAAATCTAATAATACCGAGAATACCCCAGCATCATTAAAATTCTGAACAAGGTCAGGGTAATAAGTTCTTGTAAAATTAATAAGTTCAGTTCTTATTCCCGCAAAATCTCTCGTTGTGTACGATATTTTTTTATTCGCCATATACTATTAAATATTGATAATTACAAAATCGCTTGAATTGAAAGCATTATTAGTGTTTCTATAATCAATTCTTACTTTTGCCGTGTGTTCTAATTGAGCAATGTTTGGAACTGTAAATTCTTTCTCACCATATTGGTTTATATAAGTTCCTTGATTTTCATCCCCCATTGAAGCGTCTGTGATCTTAATGTTAGTAATCAGGATACCTGGCATATATTTACCAACCGAATCCCTTATCTCACTTTCAATTTCACTAAATGTTGGGCCATCCAATGGTTCAAAGATATATTCATATAATCTTGATCCAAAATCAGGTAAAAAATACCTTGTTCCCTTTTTACTTAATAATAAGTGCACAAGATTACTTCTTATTTCCTCATCAGTATCATTAGAAGTATCCAAATATCTACCAACGAATGAATCTCTAAACGGGAAAGTTAAACCATATGTTATTCCATTTGCCATATTCAATAAATATACTCTCAATAATTTTTGAATAAATACATTAGAAAATAAAAAATCCCGACTTAGCCGGGATTCTCTGATGATACGCGATCCATCTTACGATGAACATCCAAAACACTCAAACTCTGAACTATCAGGTTTTGGTGGTAAGTTCATATTTGTATAATCAACTTTTGGTGGTTCTGGTGTAACTTTTGGTTTATCTCTTTTAGTCATATCCAACGCCAAGTGTTTTGCTCCTGTTGAGATTGCCTTAGTTCTAACATAATAACATAAAGTTTTCAATCCTTTTTCCCATGAATGGAAGTGTGATGAGGTAATTTTTGATAATGTTGGGTTTGACATATAGATATTCATTGATTGTGATTGATCAATAAATGGTGCTCTATCTGCCGCCATATCAATAAGTTGTTTTTGTGAAATCTCCCAAATTGTTTTGTATTTAGGGATTAAATGTTCAATTCGTTTCACTTTCTTATTGTAATTCTTATCCTCAGGATCTAAATAATTATTAAAATTGATGTTTTGAATAGAACCTTCATTCATGATGATCTCATTCTTTAAGTCCTCAGACCATATTCCAATTTTCTCAAAGTCAGCGATTAGATATTTGTTTACAATCATAATCTCACCCCCAACCACACGTCTATTAAATAAAGCCGAGTGAGCCGGTTCAGTCATTTCAAATGATCCTGTGATTTTAGCGGAAGAAGCAACAGGCATTTGTGCCGTAAATAATGAATTACATACCCCATATTCACTAACATCATTCTTTAATTTATTCCAATCCCAATATCCCGATAAATCATTTTCAGTTAACCCCCACATATCGTATTGGAAAACTCCTTTTGACATTGGCGATCCCTTAAAGAATTTATATGGTTTGTACTTACCTTTTTTACACAAATCATTACTTTCGTAAATCGCCCCATAATAAATGGTCTCAAAAATTTGTTTGTTTAAAGTTTTTGCCTCTTCTTCAGTAAAGATTAAATCAAGTAAATAAAACACATCTGCTAATCCTTGAGTACCTACAGCAATTGCTCTTTGTTCTAGCCCACCTTTTAATCCTTTTTGTGTTGAGTAGTTATTAATATCAACAACTTTATTCAAAGTTCTAACGACTTTTCTAACTTCCTCAAATAACAATTGAAAATCAAATTTATTACTTTTAACAAAGTTTTTTAATACGATTGAAGATAACGTACAGATCGCAGTTGTTTCCTCATCTGTGTATTGGTAAATCTCATTACAAAGGTTTGATTGTTTGATTACTCCGATGTTCTGATGGTTTGTTTTTCTGTTAGCACTATCTTTAGAACATAAATATGGAACACCAGTTTCAACTTGTGATTCAATAATTTTAGTCCAAATTGTTTGTGCTGAAACTTTTTTACCTAACCCCATTTGTACCGCTTTATCATACATCTGCTCGTATTCATCACCATAACATTCTTGTAGTGGTTTTAAACCTGCCTTACTAATATCATTAGGACAGAACAAATACCAATCAGTATTATCTTTAACCGCTTTCATGAAGTTATCGGGTAACCAAAGCGCTGTAAATAAATCACGTGCTCTCAATTCTTCCGCACCGGTGTTCTTTTTAATGTCTAATAGATCTATTATATCTTTGTGCCAAGGCTCAAGATAAATCGCTGCCGATCCAGGTCTACGACCTTGTTGATTAAAGAAACGTAATGATTCGTTAACAATTTTAAGGTATTTTAACAAACCACCAGCATATCCACCTGAACTTGAAATTCTACTTTCTTTACTTCTAATGTTTGACATAGATAAACCAATACCTGCCGCATCAGATGAGAACGTTGAAATGTCCGTTAAAGTATCTAACAACCCTTTTCTTGAGTCAGAGTTATTATAGTGTAATACACAAGATGCTAATTGAGGTACTTTTGTACCAGAATTAATCATAATCGGAGTTGCTTTAGATATAAGTTGATTTGATAGTGATTTGTAATACTCTACCGCTTCAACAAACGTATCTGTAACCCACAATGCTATTCTCATATACATATGTTGTGGTCTTTCAACCGTAACACCATTAGGTCTCTTTAAAAGATACATTTCTTGTAGTGATCTCCAAGCGAAATAATCAAAATTATAATCATTATCGTGATTAATAACCGCATCAATACTATCTTCACCATACTCTTTAATGGTTTCAATTAATTTTTCATTAATGATATCATCACTATAAAGTAACATCATAGTTTCAGAAAAACTAGGGTTTGTTTCTTTATGATATGATGAGATAGCAACTGAAGATGCTAATCTTGAGTAATCATGGTGACTACCGGTATATGAAGCGGCAATCTCATATACAAGTTTATCCAATTCTTTTGTTGTTATTTCACCTTCAGTAGGTACTGAAGTAATAACTTTAATAAAAATCTCATCTGAATTTACGTTCAGACCTTTTGCTGATCGTTTTACACGATTGTAAATTTTTTGTGGGTTAAATGATACATTATCCCCATCTCTTTTAAGTATTTTAAGTGACATCATATATTTTTTATTTAAAAATCTTCTTCAAATGTAATTGTTTCATTTAATTTCGCCTTTTGATATTCCATTGTTCTGGATTCAAAGAAATTACCTTTTGTTTCAACCGCAATTTGTTCCATGAACTTAAATGGTTGTTCAACATTAAATTCTTTACTACATCCAAACTTAAGAAGTAATCCATCAACAACAAACTCTAAGTATTGTTTCATTAGGTTTGAATTCATTCCAATTAATGAAACAGGTAATGATTCAGTAATGAATTCTTTTTCAATCTCCAAAGCGGATAACAAAATTTCTTTAATTCTTTTTTCAGACGGTTTTTCATCACAATGATTATTCAATAAATGGATGGCAAAATCACAATGTAAATTTTCATCTTTAAATATTAGTGAATTAGCGTTACATAATCCTTGCATGATCCCTCTTGATTTCATCCAAAAGATAGAACAAAATGACCCTGAAAAGAAGATCCCTTCAACTGCCGCAAACGCCACTAATCTTTCTTGGAATGATGAATTATCTATCCAATTTAATGCCCAAGTCGCTTTCTTCTTAACTGCCGGTAAGTTCTCAATCGCATTAAAACACTCATCTTTCTCTTTTGGGTCACTAATGTAAGTATCAATCAATAATGAGTACATTAACGAGTGAATATTCTCCATCGCTAATTGGAACCCATAAAAGAATTTCGCTTCAGGATACTGAACCTCTCGGTAAAAGTTTTCCGCCAAATTCTCATTAACAATTCCATCAGAAGCCGCAAAAAACGATAATACGTTCTTCACAAAGAATTTTTCATTATCCGTCAATTTTTCCCAGTCACGAATATCATTCGTTAAATCAACCTCCTCAGCCGTCCAAAAAGCAGCTTGATGCATTTTGTAATATTCCCAAATATCATTGTGTTCAATTGGGAAGATGACAAACCTATTAGGATTTTCAACTAATATTTTTTCCATTTTCTTTAATTTTTTTTAATTGTTTTTTGTTTCGTCTTTTTGTTTTTGTTGTCTTTTTTCCAACAATTCTCTAACTCTTTGTCTTTGTCTTTCTTCTTGTTTTTCCTCTAATCCTAAGAATGTCATTGAACTTTCAGTGTCAATATCAATCATCGCATTATCAAATTTACAATTTTCAAAGACAATTCCATCATCACCTATTCTTGATTTAGTGATGGCAATAGTTGCTAATTTCATTTCTTTTTGTTGTAATGTCTTAGCAACGGTAATGATAACGTGCCCAACTTGTGCCTTCTTAATAGATCCACCCATTTGGTCAGTGGTAACAACCTCAGAAGATATAGAACTTCTATTTCCTTGTGTTGCTGTCCATCCAACTAAATTAAGTTCGTGACACATCGCTTCAAAACCTCTCATTACAGATCCTTCACTCTTCCATTCATCCCCCAAGTTCTTATCAGGAACAACACAGTCAATGTAATCAAGTAAAACCATATCAACCTTCAAACCATCCGCAATCATCTTTCTAATTTGATTCTTAATTTGTAACATTGTTACAGTATCGGATGGTAATTTTTTCATAATTAACTTATTACTCATGGTTTCCTCAATCTCTTTAACTTTTTGGATAACCACATCTCTTTTTTCTGACAATTCGTCAGGATGTATCTTAGTCCAAAGGGTGTAATGTTTTCTCTGAATTACCTTTGGGTTATCCTCAAAAAAGATTTGTAATACGTTAAATCCTAAGTTAAATGCGTGGTTAGCAATTTTAGTTAAGACAGTTGATTTACCAACCCCTGTTGGTGCTAAAATCACACCGATCTCTCCTTTAGCCAAACCACCTTTCATTAATCGGTCAATACCAGGTATTCCCATTGGAATTGGATGTCTGTAATCGTCGTCTAACACCTGATCCATGTTGGAGAAAACATCCAAAATACTTGTATCTTTTTCTCCAACTTGTAATGCTCCTCTGACCATCTCTTCAAGGGCATCGTAGTTCTCAAATTCACCACCGTCAATGATCTTTTGTGCCTTACCCATTACTTTCTGTAACTCTTGTTGTTTACAGAACTTTAATGCCTTTTCTTGTACAAAATCCACTCCGTCGATAGGTGCATCCTTGATTTTCTTAATTGTGTCTAATACAACTTTAGACGCAATTTCTTGTTGTAATTCAGATTTTGTAATCTGTTCTAATGTTTCAAATGATGGTGTGTGATTGTATTTTGTATAATACTCTCTTATCATTTGTACAATTATTTTAAAATATTTATTCTCAAAATAATTGTTCTCTATCACATCAATAATTGAGTGTGAAAAGTCCTTGTCTAGGACCATTTGATTTAATAATTGTAATTGGAATACGTTACCCAAATACTCAAAATTTTTGTTTGTCGCCATATAATTTTCCTTCTGTTAGTAAAGATAAATACTATTAGTTTTGGATAAATTCGGGATAATAAAAATTAAAATTTTTGCCTGAAAAAATGTCAGTCAGGTCACTTAGTATACCTTTTAGTTGTGGGCGTAGGTCTACGGTGTATCTTACCTTTGGTGGGTATAGTTTAGCATCAAAAGTTCTCTGACAAATTGTCATGTCCCCAACCTTAATATACACATTAAAATTTTCAGGACCGTCAGTAATTGACGTATTTAACATCTCAGGGTTCTCCCCTATTTCATATTTATTGTCTAGCATATAGACAATACTTCTCATCTTTAAATTGTATTGTAGTTTTTCTGTAAAACTACGGATATAATCGTAAAACTCTTCTGATTTGTGAGCGCTTCTATTAAAACCTTTCACATTAAAAAATCGTTGTACTACGATGTTATCATTACACATTAACAAAAACTCTACCTTTGTTACATCTTGATCTCTCATAATTTTGTTTTTACTTTTTGTTTCTAAATTTTGTTTTTTCTTTTCTTGATAATTTCAAAAATGGTTTTAAGAAATTAACCCAATTATCATCTCCCTTTGGTAGGTATTTGAAGAACCCATCTTCCATCATCATTCTAATTAGATTTCTATGTCCTCTACCGTCGGGATCCATCGACTCTGATTGGTACATTTCAACTAATTCTTTTCCCTCATCGGATATTAAAGGTTCAGATAAATCAACTATTTTTTGATTAACAACAAAAAACTCATCTCCGTAAATCCCCTCTTTTGTCTTCCCACTGAGTAAATTTTGTAGAACAACAACATCTTTGTTTTCTTTCAGTAACTCTTCACCTTTTGTTAAAATATCGGTAAAAGAAACCTCTGAATCAAGTATCTCAGGAAAAAACTTAACTAAAGTTTTCTCTCCGAGGTAAAATATACCATCAATGTTATCTGAACTATCTCCCGTCAATATTTTAACGGTCTTTACGTTATTATGTGGAAATTCATAATCTTTAAGTTTAATTTTATCACCGAACTTAAAGTATCTTTTTGCTTGGGGGGAATAAATTGATACCTTTTCTGATATCAACTGAGTTAAATCTCTATCACTTGAGAATATGGTTTTTTCTTCATCTGAAGACACTTTACAGTAGTGAGCAATAAGATCATCCGCTTCCGAATTTTCTGTCTCCAATTGTCTTACAAACATCTCTTCAAGATATTGTTTAACTCTCTGTTTTTGATTACTAAATGATTCTTCCTTACTTTCGTTTTCTAAAGGATTACGATTTAGTTTGTACTTTGGGTATAGTATTCTTCTCTGTGAAGAGCTTGTTTTACTATCCCAAAATACAACTACTTTATTGAAGTTAGTTTCTTCTAAGAATTTACGTAACGTATTCAAAAAGTGCCAAATACCACCGACGTGTTCACCTTTATTGTAAAGGTCACGAGCCCCGTGAAATCCTATCTTTAATAAATTGTTACCATCAACCAATAAGGTTTTTGACATTTTTTTTAATTTAATTGTTACTACTCAACTTCTTCTTTTTCTGCTTTCAAATCAAAGTCACCATCTACTCCGATTATATCTTTCCAATAGTCAGCATATTCTTTTTTATACTTTTCTATTGATGCTTTTTCTTCTGTGGTATCTTTACCAGGTAAGAATCCGTGTGGTGTCACAATAATTCTTCCGTCTTCAAAACCAAGACCATTGATGTGGTTTTTCATAACCGACACTTTTGTTCTTGAAGCAAACTTTACAGTTCTCTTGTCTTTTGTTGCCGTAATCTTTGTTGTTCCCGCACCTTTTTGATTACCAAATAAGAATACCAAAGAAGAGTTTAACCAAATTGCTTCACCACCTTTTGCTTTGATCTTAGGTTGACCAAATGGATTGTCAGGTAATTCTACCCAAGGTTGATTAACAATGATTAAGGTATTTTCAAATTTAGAATCTGCTTTACGAGATCCTGAAATTCGTTGGTTAATACCCATACCAATTTTGTCAGCTAAAACACTTGCATTGTGTTGTTTACCTCCTTTACCCTCATAAGTCATTTTACAAGGAACCGATCCAACTGAATCCCATAAGAAACATAATGAATAATCTAATTCACCTTTATCTTGAGCATCCAATAATTGGTTAACATAATCTGTAATTTGCTCAATATAATCAAAATCATTATTGAATATATAAAACCCATCCCAATCTACTTCCCCTGTTTCTGTATCCACTACTTCATCACATTCAAATCCCATCAATTTTGCGTGTTCAAAGGACCATTTTTGTTCTGTAATAATAAACACAGGAAGAATACCTTTCTTTTGAGCATCTACCGCAGTTTTAACAAGTGCAGTAGTTTTTCCCGTATCAGAGTGACCTAACAACATATTAAGGTGTCCAATCGCAGGGCCAGGTAAACCAACAGCATCTAAGAATTCAGACCCCAAATCAAAGAAACGTTGTGGTTTGTATTTTGCCGAAGTGGAAAATTTCTTCTTTAATGAACTAAAGTCATTCTTCTTAATTGCCATATTATTTTAAATTATATTTGTGAAACACTTCTAGCATTTCAAGTTTATCTTTTGCGTTAACCATTTTTTCAACTAAACCATCCATTTCCTCAATATGTTGTGGATGTTCTCCAATACCAACAGGATTTGTAAAATACACTAATAAAGTTGCTTCAGTTTCCGCCATTTCTGAGCGATATTTTAAGGTCAATGCCTCATACATTTTTTCTGAAATCTTATTCATTTTGTTTGATTTAAAAATACTAGGACACTAACATAGACAGAGTGTCCTAGTATAAGTTATTAATTTAATTAGAACGGTAAATCTTCGTCCTCAACATCATTTACCTGAGGATCTGCAACCTCATTAATTGATTTTGGAGTTGATCCTCCCATTGAAACTTCTGATTGTTCACTATTAGAGTAGATGTATTTACCCGCATCTGTATCCCATCTTGGAGTTTCACCTCTTGCAATTGCTTCAAGATATTCAACAGGTTTTTTAGAATAAACGTCTTCCCATGTCAACTCATCGTTGATCCATGTAGATGCTTGTTCAGCGTCTTCATGTGTTGGTGTTGGATCGTCATACATTACAGTTTGAATAACTGTATATGTTGCACCTTTTGGTGTCTTTGCCTTTGTAAGTTCAAGGATTAAATCACGTCCATTATCTGAATCGGTAACATCTCCCTTTGCTTTCCAAATTGGAATAATTTTATCAAGGATTCCTTCTTGTTTGTAGTTGTGTTTAAATCTCCAAAATTTAACACCGTCTTCTTCGTGATCTCGGTCAACCACTTTAACAATATAAAACTTACGAGCTTTGTATTGTGTTGCTAATTGTTTGTCTGATTCACGACCTGTTGACATTAACTCTTCGTAAACCTCATTCAAAGGTGAACGTTCGTTGTCATTTTTTCCCGGATCATAGAACTTCTGCCATTTTCCATCAACATTGATTTCGTGGAACCAAACCTCTTTAAAAGGAGATGATCCATCAGTTGTAGGTAAAATACGGATTTTTCTTTGTCCTTGTTTTTCGCTGTCTTTAAGGATTGCCGCGAAATACTTTTTCATTCTTTCTTCTTGAGACATTTTTGAAGTGGAAGAAGAACCACTTTGTTTTGAGTTCTCATACTGAGCCAAAACCGCATCTAAAACATTGTTTGTCGCCATATTATATATATTAATTAAAAGTTTACAGTAGAAATATAAGTTAAATAAAAGTAGTAGTCAATAAGGTATATTAAAAAAAATTGGGGTGTTAGACACCCCACGTATTACATAAATTCGTCTTCGTCATCGTATTCACGAAAACTTCCTTTGATTTCACTTGGGGAATATTCTTCAACCTCATCTGTAGTTAAAACATATTCATTCTTTCCTGATTTTTCCATATCATCCGCTTTATCGTCAAAGAATTCACTTAATTTTTGATTGAAGGGTCCTGAATCTAAACTTCTTAGTTCTAATTTTTCTTCAGGTGTTTTAGGTCTCATTTTTTCAATCTTTACCTCTAAATTATTAACGGTATTAACTAAGTTATCCATTTCACCTAATTTACTTTCAAGATTTTGTAATTGACTAAAAAGATTATTAAAATACTCTTCTTGCTTATCGGCAAAAGTTTTTTGGGTATCAACTAAATCAGTAATGTCTAATTCTTCAGTTTCATTACCTACTTCCTCAACATCAGGATCATTTTCAATATCCACAGGTTGTGGTGTTGGTGGTACCTCAGGAGCCACCGGTGCCGCAGGTGCAACCTCAGGAGATGGTATTGCAGGTGCTGCCTCAGCCGGAGGTGGAGGTAATTCACCTTGTTCCATAATATATTTATTAATATTATTATGTCTTTTAATTTCTTCTAAAATTTTTTTATCTATTGCCATTTTAACCGTTTAATAATTGTTTAATTCCACTTTTAGTTTCAACTTGGATTTTTTTATGTGTGTTCATTGTATTATCCACACGCTCAATTAATCCATCTTTCATTCTTATTGTATAACAATCTCCGGTATCTAAATCACATACCTCTTTAAATCCGTTACCCGCATCTTTCTCTGACATTCTGGTATTCTTACCAAGATAGTTGTCTAAAATTAATTTTGTGCTCATAGTTTTTTTATTATAAATATCTAATAAAACAAAAAAAAACATTTTGTTAGTTTATTGATTTAACAATATCAAATGCCTTCCTGAATTTATTCTCTACTGTTTTTTTATCTTGTTCGGTCATTTTTTCATATACATTATCAGGTTGGTTAACAGGCCACCTTAATATGAATGTTTTTGATAAAGCCTTTATTTGTTCATCTTCAGTTGATAATGGTTGATTTTGTATATAAGAAAGTTTTTCTTTAAATTTGGTAATGGCAAATCTAATAAACGCACTATCAGTGCTAAAAGTAGCAAGAGGTATATTTTGGGTAGTACCTTGATTAACACAATAGTACTTATTCTCCATAAGAGAAGCCGCTCCTCCATAAGAAACATCTAATCTTATTGATCCATAATTATGACCATATGCCTCAAATTTATCGGATTTATACGAATCAATATACATGACAGAGAATAAAAATGCCAACATTAATGTTTGATTGTTTGTTGTTATATTAGCGTTATTCATTTCAACTTTTATTATATCAATGGCATTTTTTAAAGTTAATGTTGTTTTAATCGGAGTTTCATTTGTATAACTCACATAAGAACTATTTAATTTATCCGAACAGTTTTGGTTAGTTGTTAATAATCCATTACCGTTATTTGCATTATTAATAATGTCACTTTGTTCTTGTAAAATATTACTTTCAGATTCAAGTAATGCTGTTTCTTCTTTTACAATTTGTTCCCGTATTGTTTCTAAAATTTTAGTACTTAAAGATTGTAAAAATTTATCTATTGCCGGTATACTATAAAATGGTTGTCTTTGACCTTCAAATTCTGTATCAAACCCATTTTCACTTATTCTATGTGATACCTTTAAAATCATATATGGACCACTAAACATAGGAACATTTCTTAAATTGAAGTACATCATCGGTTGAATCATTGCATTACCTAACATATCAATGTTACACTTATAACTTCTATTTCTATAAAGATTATATAACGAAACACTCTGTGTTGATTCACTTCTATTACGATTCAAGTTTGCCATTTGGTTTAATACCTCTAACGACTCCGTTGTTGGCATACCAGGATCTTGAGAAATGTCAAACTGTTTGAATATTTGTTGGTTTTGAGGTCCAATGTCCACATTAAATCCAACAACTTTATTTGATTTGTCCCAATCTGTTTTTCCATTTAGATTATCAAGTAATGGATTGTCACTTGCCCTTCTTAAATCAAACGCATCATCCCTAAAACGATAATCCACATTATCATTTAACGCCAAATGTTCACTAGGTTTGTTAGCATATAAACATAAAAACTTTGAAGTTGTATCTCTATAATCCAAACTTAGAAATGTACCAAATAACGAATTAGCAAACTCTAAAGTTCCCTCAGGATTTGGTGTTGGGTTTTTACTAGCGTCTTGTACGTTATAAAAATTAGCATATGCCGGCATAGTAAAATAAGTAAAATTATTTTCAGTTAAAATTGTGGTAACCATATCTAACATAGTATTACTGTACTTACCATACTCAATTAAATCTTTTACCTTAAAAATGTCAGCATAAATTTTTTGACCCACATCCCTACTTGCTCTATCAAATAATAATATATCCTCAAATAATGTTTTAGTTTTGTAATCATTACCCGAAATAAACTTATCGTTTATAGATTTGAATGTATCCCAAAGTTCGTATCTACTTTGTTCCCCCTGTAAATCAGATTTTACACTTGTTCTATCCGGAGTTACAATAACATTCGGTAATTTATTTCTCAATCTTGTTAATTCCAAATCAAGAACAGTATCAATATAATCCTCATTTTTATTTAAATAATCATTCATTAATGAGTAAAACTCACTTCTTGTAATATTATTATTTTTAAGTTTTTGAGTCGCATAAATTTTTATAATCGGAGCAAACTGTATTACATTCTTTTCATTAAATTGTACATCCAAATCAATAAAGAAATCCGTTATATATGAACCGGTATTTTTATATTGTAATTGTGGTATTTCAGAAAATCCAACATATGTCTCTAACGTTTTCCATGTTTGAGGATTATTAGCCTTTGATTGAGCCAATGTTACAGGACTTTGTGTTGCGGTTGGTAATGTATTAGGTGATGATTGTTTATATCCCTGATACACATATGGATCTTCTATATATTTGTTGGAGAACGTATAAAATAATTTTTTATTAAAATTAGATGGGTTACCATATTTCATAACAACCTCATAATTCATAAAACCAGATAAATATGTTTTAAAAGATTTAATTTGACTATTTTGTATTTCCTCCACAATTGTATTATCCACTGTTGATGTTGGTGTTGGAACCTTCATCATCATTCTCATTAACATTTGGAAATTTTTATATGATTTCTCACTTTCCGTTTCATTTTCGTTAATAGAAGTAATTAAAGTGTCATAATCATAAACCGATCTACTAAAATTTAAAAATTCAATTTCCAATATATCTAATGCATCTTTATCAAAAGTTGTAAACATTTCATCCAATTTGGAGTAGTCATTAACATCTCCATTAATAGAGAAATTCTGTTGTGTTGTACCACTATTGTAAATTTCTTTTAAGTAACTATCAGGCTCTGGTGAGACCACCTTACTATTATCGTAGTATCCGTAGTTAGGTGCTTTCCAAAATAATCTTACCGAACCATTATACATTGCCGGATTATTAACAACTTCTGTTTTTATAGTACCATTAATATTAAAACATTCATCTTTTGTTTGATTCACTAACCCCCCAAATGAAGGTAAAGGATAAACAAAGGCAGGATCAGTTGTTTTTACATAACAAGACCAAGGAGTTAAACTTAAAGACCTATTAACAACAAAAGGATCAAAACCAATGGCTTTATTAATAACTGAATCAGTTGTTTTAACCATAGATAGTTTCGTATCTAACGCTAATTGTACTTCGGGATTTGTATATCCAATTGAATTAGGGTTTGTAATAATAAAGTTTAATGTAGGTCCTAATTGATTTAGGGTTATTGTTGTTCCGTTTGGCACTTGATTAGGTATTATATTATATCTACCAGCACCTCCTGTTGTACCACTTACTTGTGAAACTATTGTTGTATTATATTGTAATCCTGTACCAGATATTACCATACCATCAATAATCTCATTCGCATTTATTGTTAATACTTCTAATTGATTTCCATTAACAATCGCACAGGTCCCCCCAATTTGAACCATCGCATCAAATAACATTCTCCCTTGATAAAACACATTGAAGTCATCCAAGGTTTTAGGGTAGAACCCATTGTTTATAACAGTTTTAGTGTAATTACTACCAGCAACAGTTGTAGTTAAGTTGTCTTGTAATACTATTTCTTGAGGTACGCCATTAATCGTAACATCATATGTTTTAGTTGTCGCACTATTAATAGGGTCATAGTTATATGAATAATTAAAATCTTTCCATACATCACTTAATATGTCATTTCCCGTATCAACCCAAGTTTTATATCTGTGCCAAAGTGAACCATATTTTAAAACCCAAGCATATGGTAATTTATGAACCACACCAAATTTCTTAATTGTTGACATTATATAACTCAACTCATTTGTTGTGTTGTTTGTATCATCAACTAATTTATATCTTTCTTTTAATGTTGCTAAAGGTAAACTATTTAAAAACAAATATGCCGCCAATTTATACGGAGCAAGATCACCACTATTATACCTAAAATTATAAACTCCTTTTTGGATTGCATTTATAAAATAGGGGGTATTCAACATAGATGTCGTCTGATCCGCAATTAAATTACCATTATAGTTTTTATAAAAAATATTACCCTCAGTAATGAATTGATTTTTTATTTCTCTATTTTGGTAGAATGTTTTTAAGAAAGTCGTAAAAACTGTTTGATCAAAAACACTATTAGCATAATTAAAGTTAGTAATTGGTTTTATAACCTGATTTTCATTAAAATTAACAATTGATTTGTTATTTAAATTATATTTTAATACATCCGAAGTTTTATACACAGATTCACTATTCTGTAATATTGTTCCATTTGCCAAATAATTTTTATCCCAAGTTAAATTGGTTAATGGATATAAATCACATATACCATATGTTTCAGGAACATTATCAACACCAATATATTTTTCAACTAATTCACTATTTTCTAAACCAACGTTTGGTTGTGATATTTCATTGTCCAATATCTTACCATCTAAAAGTTCAAAAGGATTGGTTGATTCATTTTTAATATATGTTGTATTAAACTCACCTCTAATAAAGTTTTGCCAAGATTGACCTTCACCTTGGTTAGAAATATGTCTTAGGAAACCCAAATAAACTTGAGAGTTTATATTATATTCCTTTAATTTTTTTGTTAAATATGGGTTATCATCACTCAACGCCTTTATAATGTTCGTAACCTCAGCTTCAGCAGAATAAAATCCCATGTTGTAAATTTTAGCCGAATCTCTACTCATTAAACTATAGAAAGAATTTAACATTAATCTTTCATAAATTTCGTAAAAAAACTTAACTTCTTCCGTATTTTGAAATACTTGATTATTAATTGGGAATTCAATAGCATTGAAACTTAATCTATTTGGCCTTGTTAAACCATTATTTGTATATTCAGGATCGGGGATTGGTAATTCTCTTTCCGTATAACCTTTAATAAACTCTTCAACAAATTCTACCTCAGGCCATATTTCAGGAATAAACGCTTTCAACTTACTTGATAAAACAGGGTCACCAGGATATTTTAATTCATATTTTTCACCACCATCATTCTTTGTATTCTCAACAATTAATTGAGGCCAAGGATAAATTGGAGTATTTTCTATACCGTCACCTTTTATATCAACACTTGGTACCGTTGAGTTACTTCCAAACACCGCATCTTTACGATATGGGTCTTCCCTTAAATTCCACGCTTTAGTGTGGACATCATCCATTAAACGTAAAAACGCTTCACCTTGAGCAAAGAACACCGCAAGAATATTTCTCATAGTTGGTGCGAACCCAATTCCTGATGAGGTATCACTCATTTGATCCGCCAATTGTGCAGTTAAATTTTCCTCAATTGATTGTCTTGCAGTTTGATACTTTTGTTGGATTTTCTTTGTAAAATCCATAAAATATCCTTTTCCTTCAAATTGAAAGTTTTTGTTCTTTTGGAATTCTATCTCTAATGTTTTTGTAAACGCCAAAACTTCAGATGGATTACCAGGTAATTCTTTATTTGTTCTAATATAATATGTTTTACTTATATTAATATCACTAAACTTCGCCTTAGTAATACAACTATTTATATCAATTTTATTTGGGATATAATCAGGTTGATTTTTTCCAAGAGTTTTATTATTTGCTAAAGCAAGATTAAATCTTGTGATTAAACCATTAAGTTCATTAAATGGAGCAACTTGTTTTGCCCGATCATCTCTATATTCTTTCTTCCATTGATACACATATTCACCACTATCATTAAGAATATAAACATTAGTTTGATCTAAATTTGTTTTCGCCCAAGAATCCGGAGTATAAAGAAATACATTACCCTCATATTCCGTTAATTGAGTTTCATAATCATTTAAATTGTTTAATACATTTAAATTAGTTTTTTTAAAACTATCTAGAATGTTTTTAATAAACCTATCTAATCTATATTTTAATTGTTGTATCGTTATTTCAGGAAAATTATCATCAATTAAACCTTTTGATTTATATTCAGAGTACAACTCTTTCATTTTCTGATACCCCTCACTCGCAAATGTTTTTACAACTGAGGTTGAGTCATTAGTACTATTGTTAGGTTTTGTTTGGTTTGTAGAAACAATTGACTTATACATTAATGGAGTCCCCATCATTGCCCCAAAACTAACATGAGACATAATTGTATACTTATATGTCTTCATTTCTAACCTAACTCTAAAATTACCGGTACTTGGATCAAAAGATGATCCGAATTTTTCTAACATTAATGGTAATCTAACCGCCTTACCCAAATAACCTTTTATTGTTAAATAAAATAATGGATATGGGAATTGGAAGAAAGCCGCGTAAGGAGAATTATTACCCCCCTCAAATAAAGATCTACCTTTAACATCTTCAAGTGTTATATCAATAGTAGGAACAAAATCCAAACCACAAGTATAGTTTATTTGTGTAATCCCTAATAAACCATTATCAACAGCACCAGGAACCCCGTTAGAAACTAAACTTTGACTAAAATAAAAATCATCAGGTTTGTCAGGACTAACACTTACCGATTTTCTCGGTTGATTAACACCCTCACCTTTTAATGTATTCTTACCCGTTAATTCATCCGACCATCCATTATCCAAAAACTTTTTGAAACCAGGATTTAAGAAGTTTATTCTTCCTACCGATATAGTTTTAACGGATTCATTTAATGGAACCCCCAAAGCCAATTTAGTTCTCGGTAAAACCGTACATTCCAAATTCGCATAGAACACAAGATTTTCGTGATCTATAAGTCGTTCTTTTGGTCTACCTTCTTCGTCAATAACTTTGTTTGGGTCAATAACTGATATGTTTTGGTAGTCAAATTCAACTAATATATTTTCCCCGTTATTTACCATAATAGAATGTGTAATTGTCTAATTCGTTTTTATAATCCTGTAATGAAGTTAGTAATGGATATGGAATAGTCAATACAGCCCCATCAGGTATGTTAAACTCAAACCCTGTATATTGGGGGTTTGCTTGTAATATTAACCAACCAAAAAATGGTGAGTTATAATGTTGTTGTGATACTTTATCCAATCTTGAAATTCCAACTTTATAAATGTACCTTTTGTCTGATGATTTTGCAGGTAAATTAATATACGGAACCACGGTTTGTTCTCCGTTAACTAAAAATGGACTATATCTATTATAATACTGTAACTGCATTTTAATTAAATTTTACTTTACCATTGTATTTATCATCGTTGTTAAGATTCTGTTTTGAATATAAATTCTTAATTCTATTAACACCATCATTATAATTTTGTACATCCTTACTTGTAGTATAACCCACTTTAGCCTCAAAAGGAAGTATTTCAAAACTTTGGAATTTTTGGTATTCCGGACTTGCCTCATAATCGGTAAATAACTTATCCTCTTCAAATTTTTCCATTTGACAATTTGACCTATAATTTTTGAATCTTTCGGTTAAGTCACTTACCAAATCCGGATTTGATTTTATTTTTTCTAATGAGGTTAAACTATTAATAAAGGAATTATATTTGTTATCATCTAACATTATTTCTGACATAACCATATAAAATCTTGTGTATTCAGGATATAAGAAGGTATCTAACCAATTACCAGGAAAAGTCATTAAATTAGTTGATGTGTTATATTTAACACCCTCATTATTCATAATATATCTTTTAGACATAACATCTAAAAATTCTGTTATTGTTTTACCCACTTGATTTGTATACACAGTTAATATTTTGTCCGTAACTGTTGTTGCACTTTCACCCGTTAAAGAATAAACTTTTGGTTCTCCACTTTCTAATAATATACCATCAAATTTTGATACAACAACATCGGTTTTTCTAAATGTGTAGTTAAAGTTTTCTTGATAACTTGTTAAATCATTTATTGGACCAATAATCGCGTCGTTAATTTCAGCATATCTCGTAGTTATAATTTCTTCCATTTTATTTCTTACTTGTCTTTGAGCAACAGGTGAATATAACGGATTATCAACAATCACTCTAAGAACGGGCGATAAATTATTCTTACAATCTTTTACCGCCTGATCCACAAGGTTTTTAAGTAATTTTTCAACATCATCAGGTTTACCATAAATTTTTAATGGTGTTGGTACCGTACCAGGAAACTCACTTATATTACCATCAAAATATTTTGTTTTATAATTAACAAGTTGTAAAATACCATAATTACTAACGTCTTTTATACTTTTTAATTTATTATATATCGTTGAAAAGAATTCTTTAGTATTAGTTGATAACTCACCGATGAGGTTATCATAATCTATCTCACCCGTTTCAACAGTTCCTTCAGTATTAGCAATTGCACTTACCACCGTACCAATAGCCTGACCACCTCTATTAGAGATGTCGTTTGGTATTTTTTCAACAGTTAATGGTGCAGAACCATTTGAAATTAGTTTACCAACAATTTTTTCATCCCTCTCTGAAGTATCTTCAGTCGCTATTGCTCTTTCATCATAAATTTCAGTATTTGCATAGTAGTTAAACGATAACGCATTTTGTAATTGTTCTATCGGACCAGCTAATCCACTACCACCAATAAAATCAAAACCTAAACTAACTTTAGCAATCATAGGTTGTACACCAATACCCTCAGGGTTGATATCAAACACTAACGGATCATAAGTGATACTAATATTGTTTGGTATTATTTTAGTGTGGTAGAAGTCACCAATCCTTAAAACTAATACAGGTGGAGCCCCAAATGACGTATTTAACGCATCATTATGTTTTGGTCTACCATCAGGTCCAATAACCGGAATTGTTTGACCCGGTCTCATACATTGATTTAAGAAAGTTAATCTCGCATTTAACCCCTCAGGTGTTGTTGAGTGGAAAGCAGGACTAAAATATTTAATTTTTTCCTTAATGGAATCATAAACCATAGGATTAGTTTCCTTTATAACCTCAAAATAATCACACTCACTAAACAAATATCTTAATATCTTTTTTGATATACCTTCCTTAACTTTCTTAAGTGGGTCCGGTTTTCTAACAGGTTTAGGACCTGGTGGTGTTGGTGGTGTTGGTGGTGATGGTGGTCCCGGAGGTGGAGGTGGTGGTGGTCCCGGAGGTGGTGATGGAGGTGGAGGTGGAGCCGGAGGTGGCGTTGGTGGTTTAGGTACACTTGGTTCTATTCTTGCAATACGAACTCTCCTACAAGCCATTGCAGGTATTGAGTACCACTGAGCTATACTTGAATTATTAATATCACCTGATGTTGGATTTTCTGTTGGTGTCAGCGTAATATTTTTTGTACAATCAACCTCTTCAAATATACTTCCATCTTTTTGTGGTATTGTTATTTCTTCCCCATTAGAATTTTCAATAAAAGTTATTTTACCTTCACTTTCTAAAGCGGCAATAGTTTTATCACCAATTGTTTGATTCCTAAACCATTGTGTTACCGAATTTATTCTTCTTTTAGAAAGGTTTCTATTATAATTAATTTTAGCAGGAGCAGAAGCCGATCCTTGTAATTCTATTTTAACCGAACCATTTTTTTCTATAATAATTTCTTTTAATTTATTTAAAAAATCTGTTTGAATTGTTTGATAATTCCCAATAATTATATCATTGTAGAATTTTTGTATGACACTTTTATTTTCGTACTTTTTAGTACCAACATATACATATTCAGGTGGGTTAGTTATATATTTAGTTCCTTTTACTGAAAGATATTGATTGTACCAATAGTCATATGGTTGACTCGCAGTAACCGCCTCACTATATTGCCCTTCAGGATAATCATTATCAAAATAGAATGAATAATCTATAAACTTTTCAATACTTGTTATATCTACCTTTTCATTTTCATCTGTTTCAAGGGTATCATTATCATCATTTTCATCACCAACCAGTCGTGTATCACCACCACCAGCATTACCATCACCTTTATTACCAATATCAGTTGACTTATCCTTACTAATGTTAGAATAAATTGAACCTAATTCCTCTTCCGTTAATCTTGGTTCATTTAATAATTGTTGGTATGTATATAACTCACTTGTTGGTATTGTATTAAATTTGGCAGCCAAATCATAAATATCATATTTAACACAACCCGCAAAGAATGAATCAATAATAGAATCCACTTCTTTAGCCGGTCTATTTGCTAATTGTTTTTCAATAATAGTATTCATTGCAGATGGAGTATCTACAACAATTTTCCAACTTACACTACCACTTCTTGTTGTATTAGCGTATGTATAAATTGGTTCAGGTCTACCCAAAAATTTAGTTGGGTTCCATGAAGCCCTAACATCCTCATTAAATGAAATATCATAAGGTGGGAACCACATTATTCTACCCCCATTTGGTCCTTTTTCACAAGTTGGTAGATCATCATATGTGTAACCAGGTTGATCCGAAGTTCTCCAAGCCAAATTCTCTAATGAGAACATATACTTTTTAACTTTACTATCAACAATATTTGTTGATCCAGGATTTCGTATCGGGGCAATGTTTAGATTATATGTATTATCAAGGACCGAATTATTAAATTTACGACCTGATTCCGTAATACCATCAGTTTTTTGTAAGTCAGCATATGTTAAATAAGGTGTGTCTTTTTGGAACACACGACAATATTCTCTACCAACTTCAATCCCATCAACACCAATAACATCTTCTCCTGTTGAACTATCGTAATAAGCAATAACCTGAGAACCTTTTGTCATTTCTTTATACCCATCGTTGAATACTTTAGAAACTTGGTTCATTGCATTACCCGCGTGTTTTAATCTAGCCGCACCACCTACGTTATCAGCGGCATTAATAATTCTTTGAGTTTGATCTAATATTGACCCACCTCTAAATTCAATATCGGTAGATAAGTTTTGATTGTATGAATTTTGTATTTCATTAAATTCACCATCAATAATTTTAGGATCACCACCCGGTCCAACTTTCCATCCAGCATTTTCTTTATACTTAGGGGATGTCCAAACAAATTTACCTGTTATTCCCCCTTGATTAGAATAGGACTCCGCCTGTAAACCAAAATTAATCTTACCTTCGTTTCCTTCAAATAGTTTTCCTAACTCTGAAGGACCATATACCAATGTTCCTTGTTGTACACCAAGATAATTAACCGCAACTTGATTAGCAGGTTGGGTTATAAGTGATGGTTCCGCTTCTTCACTACCAACATAATATCCACCCCCACCGTTAGGGCCAACACCAAATAAATTAGATATCGCACTTGTGAATTGTTGTAGTGGTGGTTTATCGTAGTTTGGTCTATATAAGTTATATTCTAAACTCTTAAATAAAACAGATTGTTGTCCATTACCAGTATTTGCTAAAAATATTTCCGAAGGACTTCTGAATTTATTCAACACACCACCTAAAGCACCACCCGTTAAATTATTAACGGTGTTTAATGCATTTTCAGTTTGTGGTGAATACACAGGATCCGGATCATCAAAATAATCACCAGGAATAAACGAAACAGGAAAATATGTTCCCGTTAATCTATTAGCAAAACTAACAGCCGCTAATAATGGATTTTCAGGTACGGTGATCTTCCAATTCTTTGTAAAGAATGGTTGTTGTCCCGTCGCTAACATTGACGCACTAAAAGGGTCTTGTAAACTACTTAAGTTAGCACTACCTAATGTTAATTGAATTAATTCTTGAGCAATCCTATCTTCAAAATACCCTTTTAATTCTACCGCACCTATTTTAGCAAGGTAAGAATCTTGTGACAAATTACCATTATCACCACTTGGATTATCAGAAAATAAAATAGCATATGGACTATAAGTTGATGGAATGTAATTACTTGGTACTCCATCGTAATATGGTAAATAATAATGTGACGATAGTTGTAAATCAGTTATAATAACTAAATCTTTATATCCTCCTTCAGGACCATAAATGTTTGTTACATAAGCAGCATCAATATAAAATTCATTTATTAGATCTAATTGTGTATCATTTGGGTCGTAAGGTCCTTCATTTGCCGGTACAGGAACTAAATTCCCCACACTATATTTCCCTTGGAATCCACCATCAGGTCCCCATTGATTTAATGGATATAAATTGTTTGATAATTGGTTTGTTGAAATTAAATTGTCAGGAGAATCAACTACATTACTGTCATTTAACGGACTAATTTCATAAGTCACGTTTCCCGGTGGGGGAGTGTATACTCCTTGTACCTGATAGGGAGCTAAATTCCTAGCAATTAATGTATCCCTAAAAGATGACGACGATGCAAATGATAAAACACTTTCTGGCATTTTTTTACTTTATCTATAAATACCTTTAGACCTTTTTTTATTTATCATTTTTTGAAAATTGGTTTTTGGCCACTTGATGTTCTGATCTGATCAATTCTCATAAGTAGATTTTCCATATTTTTTCTTGAGTCAGGTCCATTAAAATAATCGGATACCGCCTTATTAATATCTTGTTGTGCTTGAGGACTTATTTTTTCGTCCGCAGTTACATTGAAATCTACCGTGAACTTATTATCCGTTGTTATTGTCAACGGATCATAAGATATATTTAAATTGGGGTTATTTAATGTTTGTACTAATGTTTGACCACCAATTTGTGAGTCCACTCCCCCCGAACCAATTAAATTTGATATACTACTTGTTGCACTATTAAATAATTTCTTTGCCTCTTCAGTAAAATTACTTATCATATCACCTAACCCTAAATCCCCAATGATTTTATCTAATTCTTTTATCATTGCATCAGTACCTGTTCTATAAGTTTCACTTCTTCTATACGGTTCTTTCGGTAAAGTAGTATCTATCATACGTTGCACAGTCCCTAATGTTCCTTTATATCCATCTTGGAAACCTTTAGAACTAGCTACACCATATTTTGCTGCACCAACAAATTCATTGATTGATGACCCAATTTTCCTTAATTCTGTTAATTGATTTTTTGCAATATCTTCTATTGACGCATCATTAGATTTTTGTTGTTTCGCTAAATCTTTAACATCTTGAGTATCTAAGTTACTCACTAATTTTTCTATATACTCACCGGTAAGATTACCTCTTTCATCTTTTTGTTCAATTCTCACATAAGCTTGTCCAGATTCATTAATTTGAGCCATTGTGGCAATCAATTCTCTATCCTCTTTGGTCGCAATATCTGTTGGGAATTTTATCTGTTTCAATTTCATTTCAAACATTCCCGCATTTACCGCCATTTTTTGTAGTTCACCAGAAGGTAATCCCATCGCTTTACCAATTTCTTCAATACGTCTCTTTGCTCCCGGTAAAATTTCTATTTGATTGTTTTCTTTATTAAATCTTGTGAATTCTTTTGTCATATTCACAATTTGATTTTGAAGTTCTGTTGGGTCATTTTGAGCCAAATCCATTAATCTTAATGGATCCAACAATTGACTTGACGTAACACCTAATCTTTGTAACGACGCGGCGAATTCAATTGCACCTTCAGGGTTAAATACTCTATCAACAACAGCGAAAATACTTTGCATATTAACCCCTAATCTTGAAGCCTGAGCGGCCATTTTTGCTAAACCTTTAACCCCACCCTCAAAATTATAAAGGTTCATCTTATCCAAATTACCAACAACACCTTCAGAAACCGCTTCAACTGTGACTCCGGCTTGTCTTGCAATTTTTACAACATCTAACATCTTATCCCCAATACTACCAATACTAACCCCAACATCTCTAAATTTAACCGCAAGATCCGCTTGTTTAACTCCCGTTACGTCAGATGTCGCAGCAAAGTTCGCCAAAGATTCACTACTAATCATAATATTAGTTTTCAAACTATCACCTAATCCTTTGATTGTTTCCGTAACATCACCAACACTAAGACCTAACCCCACAAATTGTGGTATAGCATCCGCAACAGTTTGTTTTAATTCCCCCGCTCTATCTTTACTTATACCAAATGATTTAACTATTTTACTTGCCGACTCATCTAAATTATTTAATGCGGTAGCAATTCCCAATGGGCCTAATTGTGCTCCAATAGTCCCAAGAATTCCAGATAATGAAGTGAATGGTTTTGATAAATCTATCTTTTCTGTAAGATCTTTTAAACTTAGTAAATTATCCTCTACTCTTGTTATATCATTACCAGTTTCATCAGCACCCTGTACTGTTGTTGGAATGGAGTTATCTTTTGGTGGACTAAACATATACTTAAAAGTTTTTTATTATAAATACCAGTTATTAATCTTTTTTGTGTTCCTCAATAATCTTATCTATAAGATATCTTCTCACATATGTTGGCATTTTTAAATAATCGGAATATGATGTCCTTAACATCTTTGCCAATAAATAAAATTCGTCTAATATAAATTTGGAGTAATCAGAAGAAAGGCCGAAAAAATTCCACCCCAAAAGCAATGTTCACCATTACTCTTTCTCCTGACGGGGCTATAACTTCTTTTATAAGGTCTAATCTTGGTTCATTTGATGACATGAAATTTTTAATATGTTTGGAATCCATAATCGGCATATTTTCAACAAACTTACTAATATCACCTCTATCTGAATTACCATCAATATCAACAATCATTTTTGACAATCTTAATGTTGCCAATGGAGCAACTCTTCCTGATGGATATTCACTAACAATCCTTTCAATATCAATGGTGTCTCTCATGGTTAAAAATCGTAATCTTACTTTAGATCCGGTTCTTGGTAACTCAGTATTTAAATACCCATCATTATCAGGCTCAACACTAACCTTATTAATGTTTAACTCATCAAGTAAAATATTGGCATTAAAATCTTTATTCGTTTGAGGATCAGTAACACTCACCACATATTCAGGACCAAATGATGTGTTTCTTAAAAATATCAACAAAGCCTCAATATCACCATCTAATAAATCTTCAGGTCTAATATCCGACTCATATAACTTATTTCTTAATAAAGGTAAAACAATTGATTCCTTAATTGTTTTGTTTGGATTCATATTCAATAGTGTATTTTCATCAGCGGCGGTTAGATAACCTACTTTAACACTTTTCTTTTTAGACGTATAATATTTACCACCTGATGGTAATGTAACAACATCGTGAGGTAAATTAAAATCCATTTGACCGTATTGTTTTGAATCGTTTTCCATAATTGTTTTTTTACTTTAAATATAAAATGGTTTACTTTTTAGTAAATAAAAAACCTATACGGATTTCTCCATATAGGTTTAATATAATATGATATTTTATTTCTTAGTAAACCAAGATACATCTATCCATACGAAGTGTTGCCGTAATGTCAGCCAACGCATCTTGAGAATAAGATAATGATCCAAAGTTAACGTCTGTCATAAATGTACCTTCTAAAATCCATTTTTCAACAACCACACCTGTTGGGTCTAACATCTCTAAATCAATATTCTTTTTATAACCAGCAGCATAACCCATACGACCTGTTACAGATTCAGCACATAAACGAACCCATTCCATTAACGCTTGTGCCGCAGAAGGACCGATAGGGTCTCTAAATTTAACCGTAATCGGATCCCATACGAATCTACCGGCAACATATGTTGATGTATTTAAGAATTGTATTTCAGTTGAACCAATTTTTATTGATGGTCTTGAAGCACTTTCTACGAACCATTCATTAATCCCTAGTGGACTAGGAAACCTAAGTATGAATCTATTCTGGCGTTTCGGTTCATACGGAACTGGCATTTTCATCAGTAAATCAGCCATAATTTTTTGTTTTAGTTTTTAGTTTATTTTTATTATAAATATACCACAAACAAAAAATATCTATTTACTTTTACTTTTTTTTGAATAAATTACATCTAGAACTAGATATTACTGGATATTATTAATTAATATTTTCTTTTAATTCCTTCTGATGTGAGATATGTTTGTAATATATCTTCTTCTTTATCTTTAAAATGGCTTTTCATAGATTCTACATTCTTTTCATCGTCATCTGAAAAACCAATAAATGGAGTAAAATAATTACTTATTTTGTTTTTCATAAATGCCTTCCTTTGCAGATTATGAGATGTCTGTTTAACATATCGTATAAATTCTTCCATTGCTTGGATTTTACCTTTTTCAGGGTTTGCTTCCGATCCGACACCAAAAGATACAGGATGAAAACGACATAATTCTAGATAACTTCTTATTAATTTATCTTTAGATAATTTCTCCTCATCAGCCAAGTCACGATATCTTAAAAGATTTTTTACTAATTTATTGGAATCAATCCCATGTTTATTGGATTTAATTAATCTATAAACAGATTCTTTAAGAACTGAAGGAGTATGACCTCTTGCTGTTATAATTGAAAATATTGAACCATTATTGATTGCTTCCACAAAATCAGACCATGCCGGTCCTACAGGTGAATTCATAGAATCAATTAAAAATTGATCGTCATATGTCACACCGAACTCCACATAACCATCTTTTGTTGTACTAACTATAGTATGTCCTTTATAATTAAAAGGTTTTTTACCGACTATATCTCTATACTTGGCAAAATCTTTTGTGGTCATACCAACAACATTTCCTTTATCGTCTTTTAATCGAATAAACGTTGGCATATACATTAAATTGTCATCCCAATCAAAGGCATAATATTTAATTGCTGTGGGGATTTCTCTTGATACTTGATTACTAACCATAACTTTTTTATATTTTGTACGGTACAAAGATAATAAAAAAAGGGAGAACTTGTCTCCCTTTTCGTATTTTTTTTTCATTTTGACCATTAAATGTCCTCAAATGATGCTCCTGTAGGTGTAATATAGAAGGTAATATCTATAAATTCTAAGGATCTTGTAGGTTTGATATAAATCTTACCTGTCATTTGATTTCTATCTAAATCAGCCACATCTGAAGAAACTGTTACTCGGAAATCATATAAACCTCTATCTCTTCTGATAGCGTCTAATATTGGATTTACTGAGTTCAAGAAATCTTG